TTTATGAATAAATTTAATTCTGAAGTACAAAAAAAATATCCAGATATTAAAATTCCCGAATCTATATTAGCTTACCCACAATTTATTAAAATTAATAAACATCGAATAAAAGATGTTATTCAAAAATATATTAAAATTTATGTTGTTTTAATAGAAAAATTTCTACAAAGAAATAGTTCAAAAATTCAAAAAAATGTTATGAATGATATTATAGATGGTTCTCCTGATGATTGGAGCTATTATAATGAATTTATTATGGATAATTTTGAAGTACAGGCAACATGGATTGCTGGACCGTATGGGAAAAAAGACACAATTATAAATAATAAAGTCAGGCAATTATTGAATTCTAATAGAGTTGCAATATTTGATGATGTATTAGAATTCGAAATTTATGTAAGAGATAAAATAAATGAAGACCTTTAAAGAAATACAATTAAAACTAGAAGATTTTACTACTGAAGAAGGTTCTGCTCCGGGAACTGTTACTGCAAACATTCCTAACCCTGTAGATACTATGCAAGGAACTACTGGAGCTATTTTATCCGCCGAATCATGTGATTGTGATTACAATCCAGATGAATCATTTTTAGGCTTTCCGGTTTTTCAAATCCCGGATAGTGTTCATAGAAACTTTAGAACAGGAAAAAATCGATATCACAGATGGGACCGATACCTTGATATGAGTGAAGATTCATGCAAAAAAGTGTATGAATATGCGAAGAGAAATCCAAAAACATCACTGATATTAAAAAATGGAATTGGAGCAATGATATATGTTAGACCAGACAAACACTTACAATGATAATACAACATTTAAAAAGAGACTATTGTTATTATTTTTCATCGGAGTAATGAGTATAAGTCTTTTAGGATGTTCTACATCGGGAATATCTAGATCTAGTACAAATTCTTTGACGGGCGGAAAACTTATAAATTCTGCCGTAGAGATTCAAGAATCAGGATCTGCTATTCGAGATTCAGCTACACGAATTCAAGAATCTGCTGATATTATTGAAGGCCAATCAGAGGCTTTACGAGAACTTCCAGAATTAGCATCCGCTGTTGATGATATTCAGCGTGAAACTGGAAATATTACAAATGAAACCAGTAGAATTGTTCAAGAAGTTGATAAGCTCGAAGAAGAATCGAGAATGATTTCAAGTACAGGAAGAACAGTTGAAGATCTTGAAGCTGATCTGCAAGAAGCACAAGAAGAAGAAAGTAAAGAAGCTCGAAAAAAATTGTACACACTATTAACAAGCATGGCCGCTTTTGGTGGTCTTATTGTTATTGGTGGTATTGCTCTTGCATTCTTCAATCCAAAACTTGGTGCATATCTTATCGGATTCGGTCTTCTCATCACAACAATTGCTGTTGCAGGAACTTATTATCTGAAATGGATTGCTATTATTGGATTCGTTCTTCTTGGAATAGGTCTTATTGTCACACTTATATTCTTAGTACATTCTTTCTATAAAGCAAAAATCTACAAGGATTCCCATGAATCTAGCGTTGAATTACTTGAAAATGTCAAAGAAGAACTTCCAGAAGAAAAGAAAGATCTTATTTTTGGAGATGAAGGTCTCGCCTCACAAATTCAACCTAAGAAGGTTCGAAAAGAAATTCAGAGAACAAGAAACAGACTTCATAAGAAATCAGAAATCCAAGAAGACTCAGAAGAAAATCTATATATTGACGAAGAATCAGATTTAGTCGAATAACAAAGGATATTAAATGGCCCCAGTCATTAACAAATTACAGAATTTTCCTGCTGGTAATGTGGCAGATAGCCCATTCTTGTTTAAAAGCGGATTTGGATTGGAAAAGCATATCTGGTCTGGACCATCACAGGAATTCGAATGGGTTACAAGCGGTACAAATTCAAATGAATTTTATCTGACTAAAGCTGGTGGTGGAGATCCAAACCTTTCGATTACATCGAATGGTCTTTACAATGCTGAAATCTGGGCAAGGCCAATTATTCCTGTTTCTTTTGCTGGGGATCTTATTACCAATGCATCTGTAGGAGCATTAGGAGCATCATACGAACTTGTTGTTGGTGTTAGTGAAGGTCATTTTTATGATCTATCAGGAACTTTAACATATCCATCACACCCACAAAACACTGGATTTTTGGTAACTGATGCAAATGATTCTCAAACAGTTCTTTTAGAAACAACTAATAGTACAACTGGTTCTTCGACAACAAGAAATTTCTCATACAATTTTATTGCATATGATGGAATTACAAATGTTAGAATTACATTAACTCCAGGAGGTTCATCAGATCCTTCTTTGAGTGCTTTTTCTCTTGTTCAAGAAGAATATACAAAAGTAACAGGGGTTCCTTATAGAGAAGGAACTGTTGGTAGTTTGGATAGATTTTCTTATGGATATGGAGACAATGATACTTTAGGATACAGTACATTCTATGTACGAACATTTGATGCTGATAAACCAGAAAACTATTCATACAAAATTGTATTTGATGGATCAAGTACTGGTGACGGTTCCTCATGGGAACAGTGTATGCATCAATGGTGGGTTGGAGCTACTTCAACATTAGGTATTTCAGATGGATATCGATATGTAAATGATCCAAGAAGAGAAGGCATTCTTATTGATATGATGGGTGCTGAACCAACATCTGAAAAATTAAGTCTTATGCGAGGAAATGCATATATCCCAGTTCTTGGACAAGGCCAAGGTGTTGTATTTTATAGATGTACTAATCCAAGTGGCCAATCCGCTACTGCTCGCTGGGATGTTCCTGTATCTGCAAACTCCAGAACTGAATATACTGTTGGATCTGGTGGAGATTATTCAACCCTTGCCGCTGCTGAAACTGCTCAACGAGGAAACAATGATATTGCTTTAAGAATTCTTTCCGGGCACGAAGAAACAATCACAACAACTATTGAATTTGTCGATGATAACTGGAAAGTATATTGGAATGGTGTTGGTACCAAGCCAGTTTTCAGATCTGTTACCGGACCACCTGCGAGTGATGTCACTCCAATTCAGATTGATCAATGTAAAAACTTTATTATTGATAATATAGAATTTAGACCTTCTGCGATTTTGGATGGAAGCGATGATTCTTCTGCTCCATGTATCGAAGTTGTTAGATCTGAACTTGTTGCGATTGTAAATTCAAACATGCGAGCATTCGGAGATGCAAATGTTGATCAATACAACAACCCATCTCCTGGTGTAAACACCATTGCAGGATCAAATGATACCTATAATGGATTTGTTTCTCTTTCCAATTTTTGGAATAGAACAAGTTCAGATTCTCAACCATCTACACCATATATTGATGGATTATTGATTCAGAACTGTTGGAACGATGGCCAAGATGCTTATTTCATGTCTGAAACAAATGCCGAAAAATTCTATACAAATCAGTTTGTAATCGGATGTTCATTCGGTATCTCAGACAACGAATCTGGTATTCGTCAGACTTCTCCATGTTTGAGCTACCATCTTCTATTCAACTCTATCAAAGAAAATAGAAAAGATGTTATTCGAACTGTGAAGGGCGGATATAACACTGTATATGGAAATAAATTAGATGGTGCGTATCGTCATGGTGCGACTGCTCCTAGTCCAACTAGAACACAAAGAAATATTATCAGTTCAAATGTTTCAAATAGAACTACAACAGCTTCTGGACTTGCAGATTTTAACATATCAGAAGGATCTTTTGATATTAATGTTTCAAACAACATCGCTTATACTGAAACAAATGTTGTTTGCTTCTCTCTGTTCAATGGAGTGACCCGTGGGCAAGAAATTGGAGAAGATAGTAATCCTTGGTTAAATGCTACTGATATGTCCATGAGAGTCAGAATGCAAGCAAATACAGTAGTAAGACTTCCAGGACATACAACTGCTAGATTGTTTGGACCAAATGTAGCTATTCCAGAAGATTTTGGTTATGTTGTCAGATTCAATATGATTTCTGATGAATCAACAGGATCAATTTCAGAATATGCAAACATGACAAATATAGATTTTGGATCAAATACTACAACTCAAGATTGGGGAATTTCTCAATCTATTGGTATTCCAACACTCGGAACAACAGAAGCAGACTTTACTCCTTCTATTCTATATGATGATATTTGGGGTAATGTTAGAGGAACTACATCTGCTCTTGGTGCTGCTATTGCTCCACCAAACGATGAAGTTTCTACCCCAGAATCATTTGGTAGCTTAACAGCATACGATCCATTTGGAACTCAATTTACAGATGGAGCAACATTTGGACTTGGAGATGTTCAGCAAGATACGATTCAAAACCAAAATTTTGTTATTGGAAATAGTGGTCCAGGTGTTATGGAATTTGTCACAGTTTCTATTACTGGTGATTTTGCAATCAGTCAAGGAATCGCTGCTGGTGTTACACTTGCTGATGGAGCAACAATCGGATTACAAACCTCTCTTGAAACCATCACAACAGGAGCGAAATCTTCTGTTCTTACCCTTGTAACAACAAACCCGTTTGATTCTTCCTTTGTTCTTAATCTAACTGGTAATGTTACAGATCCTGCCCCTGCGGATACAAGAAGTGTTGGTGTAACCAATCTTGATGGTACTCCGATCGCAAATGGATCGACAACAGATAAAGGAAGTCATGCAATAGGATCTACTTTATCAATTCCATTGAAAATTACAAATACTGGTAGTTTAACTCTTGAAGATTTTACCTTCGATTTTGAAGGAGAATTAAGCTTTGGTGGAGTATTCTTTGTACCTTCTATTCCAACATTAGCTCCAGGAGAATCTTCAACCATTACCGTATATGGAAATACAGATACTGCCGCTGCTCTAAGAACAGGTACAATCATTATTAAAGATGCTACTCAAACAGTGGATTACAGAATTACATTCACATATCGTATTCTTGGAACAGGTGGAATTGTATCTTCTATCAGAAAATCCGCTGGATCTTGGGGAGTTACAACAACCAAGGCAAATAGACCAACCTTCTTAAATCCGCGTCAAGCAGAATCTGCCGTTCTCACAAAAAGAGGATGGGAGGTTAGAGTAGAAGGAAATGGCAATCCAAATGCTACAGAAGTTGTTGTAGCTGGAGATTTTGGATATGTTGATCCTGATGAAAATGAAGAACCAGGAATTTACTTGTTAACCGAAAATATTCCCAACATGGTAGGAATATCTGGGGGAGCAATTACTCCTATTAATCTTGAAATCATTGACACAGAAAAAGTATTGGATGGAGATTCTGTTAGTGTTACAGTTGATCCTTCATTCCCTCTTCCAGATGGAATCACAATTGAAAAGATTCAGACAAATAATATTGTAGAACTTTTCCGTCTTGCGGGTACACCAACATCTACAGGATCAGGAAGTATTCTATTGACATTTACAGATAGTTATGTCCCTGTAGATGATGAACCACTCAATACGATTGATGTAGAAGTAAAATACAATATTACTTCAGGATAAGAATTCAAGAACATTCATATCTGGATCAAATTCGATCAATCGGATATTCTCTCTTTTCGTAATTTTCTTCATATGATCAGTTCCCGCACCGCCCGGAAATGCAACTACTGCTTCCGGGCGTTCTTCTTTTAACATAAGAGTATTGCGGATAGGACCAGCACTATTTCCATATTTGTTCCAATCTGCTGGATATGGAATCACCATGATTTTATTCTTTGTTGCCCATTGTGCTGCTGCTCGATCTACTCCACGGGCATCTCCATGTACAACACAAGTAATTGGTTGACTTTGATGTAATGCGTCTAAATTTGAATTAATGTATTTATAGTCTGTGAAATCACGACCACCACAAACAATAATTTTCATTCTTATTCCTCTCTAGGATCTTTGAATTCTTTATGAACAATACCAAATCCATCACATGTAGGGCAATCCACAACAGGTGTATTGATATATTCGATCAACGCATTTAGATAGGTAGAAATGTTACGGTCAAGATCTTCTAGGCTATCTCCACTGAATACAGGAATATTTGCACCCTTCTTTGCATCAATTGTATAGATTTCTTTATCTCGTGTCTTAACCATTCTATCTTCATATTTTGGCCTACGAGATCGAAATGATGATACATCCACTTTATGAGAGTATGGAGTATGTAATCCGATGATCTTTTTCACATGAAGAATTTGAATATTCTCATAACTAGTGAATGATGCGACAGATCTATCAATGTTTTCTTCTAGGAAATTATGAATAATTTTGAATGATTGCTCCGGTGTTAATTCACAAGGAAGCAGAGGATGAAGAATTTCAGGATAAAAAATTGCTGCCTGTGGTCCAGTTACAATATCTTTGTATGTGATATTTGTAGGATGATGCTTGCCTGCATATCTATCCCATCTTGTTCCGGTAGGATATTTAAAATTACTAACATTCGGTAATTCTTTTAGATCATCACAAATATATCTAATTTCGAAATCGATTTCTTCTGGTGAAAGTTCCTTATATGTGACATCCAACTTATACAACGACTGATACATCATATATTCAGGTGCTGACCAATCCCCATCCTCATCCATTTCTACTTTATCATATCGAATAGTCAAAGGAATTTTAGCACTTTCCAAAGATTCATCCCTTAGAATCCATTTTTGAGAATCTATAACCTTCTTTCCAGGAGCATGAATAGATTTGATCTCAGATGTAGGAATTTTAAACCACGAATTACTAAATGTCTTTTCTGCCTTCAATTCATCATTAAAAATAAAATTTGGAATAGAACGATTATTATATCCATCAAAAGCAATAACCATTTCATCTTTAGATCTAATGGCCATTAATTTTACGACTGTTTTATTTTCCTTTGTAATGGTCATTTATTTTTCTCCTGTTCCATGCAAAATACATCTGTGACATAATATCTTTTAACTCCGAACAATTCTATTTGATCTTTTGTTGGAGTTGGAATTTCCGTTGATCTATCCACAATTCCTACAAGCTGTTTCTTTCCAGAATCAAACTCTCTCCATAACATCTTTGTATCTTTCATTGTATTCTCCCATCCAATTGGGCATTGCACGACCTTTATTCCAATCAGCAATCCCTAGCTTTCTATATTTTTCCCAGTAATAAAAATCCCGATAAGACTGAACAGGATCATTTGTTTGATGGTATTCTTCAGGCATACACAACGCAAAAGAAGTTAGCCCATTACGCTTAATATTTGAAGGTGGAGCTTCAAGCATTTTGATGAGTGGTTCACATGCATGAGACTTCTTATTTCTGAAATGAAACTCAGATACCAATCCTTCTGTGTGTTGATGTAGCCAAACATAATTTTCAAAAGATTCCCGAACCCATACATTACAAGGATGATTTACATGAGTAGCCATATAGAATGTTTGATTATTGGATTCATCTTCAAGAATCCATCTCTTCACATTTCTACCCTTGGCAGTCTTACCAATAACCATTTCACCATGCATAACTCTATGAGCGGTACACATCATCTGACAGGATTCAAGAATCATCTTGACCACATGTTTATCACATTGATCTATAGCAGATTGATATGGATCATTATTTAATACAAAAATGTTCAAAATTTATTCCTTTTTGTATAATATGATATTGAGATTTAATCTGTCTTCTTGAATTTCCCAAAAATGATTATAATGTTCTTTCTCAGATAATGCAAGCTCTTTTGTCGAATAGCACTCCGAAACTGGAAAAAATCCATAATCTCTACTTGATGCAGATAAAATTCCTACTTCATTAAACCCCATAGACAACCACAACAATTCATGATGAGTGATATAATAATTATTACTAAATGCTTTTTTTATATTTTCAACATCTTCTGGAGGGGGAGGAAATTCTTTCAATCTCTGTTCAAAACATTCTTTATTTTGATCTGGTGATGTAGAATATGGATTGAATAATCCAATTCGTGAATGAATATACCATTTATAAACTCTATCATATGGACCGATGGTAACTCCATCTTTTGTTTTCGGTAATTGATCAAGCGGGTTCATTATCAAGCATTCCTTCCATAATAAGCATTTCAACAATTGCGTGATGTTCTGGAACCACAGATTCCCTATATCCAAGTCGTAGATTTGTCTGAGTTACGATATCAGTTTCCGCAATCTCTGCTACATCAGTGAATCTTCCAATACCTCCCCAAAGAATATCCGCTCGGAAAACTGTAGTATGAATAATATCCTGATTCCCTCGGTAACGCCAATCATCGATTTCAAGATCACCAATATAAGAAACATTCACTTCAAGATCTCCAACCTCTTCGCGGATTTCTCTCTTAATGGTTGAAGCAAATGTAGATCCGGGCTCGACATATCCACCAGGGAATCGAAGCTTATCTTCACCGTTCTTACGGACCATTACGATATCGCCATCCTTTGTAAATACCGCCGCATCTACCGTAGGAATCACTCGGGGATATGCTCCGTTTGCAGCATAGATTGCCCCCGCCCGAAAATCTGCATTCTTTCCTGTCTTGTTTGCGATCTTTTCACGGACTTCGGATCCTGACCAGAAATGTCCGGTCCCTTCCATCGCTTGTGTTTGGTTCTTTCCAGTGTAGTGAGGAATGAAGCTATCACGAGACCCGTAAATGCATACGGTCTCGGTAGGACGGACAACCCGACTGATCATATCATCTACTTGATCCGACCAGAGCCTATCGTCTCTCATATCATCCAGAGGAAGTACCAGAGCATCGGGATATTGTTCTTGGATCATCATTCGACGAGCATTATATGGAAGAGGGTTTGATCGACTCAGAACGGGAGAATTTCCAAGAAAGACAATCATTGTATCATGATTGTCATTCACCCAGTTCAAAAGCTCTACATGTCCAGGATGAAGTTCGTGGACCTGGAATCGACCGATGACCACTCCAACATTGTACTTTGTTTCTGAACGCTTCATTATATTCTCCTTCACCTATTATAGCATCTAATCATTAAAAAATCAAGATATGAGGGAAATAAAAAAGCCCCCGTCAGGAGGCTTGTTTATGAATGGATTAGGCAGTGAAGGCAAGTTCTGCCGCCCGTGCAACAGCCGGATCCTCAAGGGCCATCAGAGCCCGATCAAACTGGCTAGGACGCTTGTTCCGGCGTGCTTCATGCTGGACATGACCCTGAACGGCGTTGTAAGCTTCCCAGGCGGTTGCAGTGCCGTAATCCTCGGAAGGAAGGCCCAGAGCGTTACGCTCGCGGTAGAGACGACTCATGATTGCCTCCACACGGGCAGCATAGGCATTCTGAACTCGCTGAGAGGCATCATCACGGAGAGGGTAAACCTTCCGAATAAAGGCTGCCATATCGACCTTCTGACGGTTTGCTTGATCAATTGCCTCGGCAACATCATCTGCATTCGCAAGAATCGAGCGGAAATCTTCTGCCAGAGATTCAACACGATTTTGAAGATTTGAAGTATGACGGATTGAGGCAGATACCGACTTGCCCTTAACAGGGATCACAGCAAGGTTTCGGCATACAAGACGGTAAATACCAAGCTGGGCAGTGAATGCTCGGCCATCATATCCAGCCCGAATGATCAGACGAGGAATGTAGATATCGGAATCATCACGAATTTCATGGGCTCCAGCACCAACAAAACGCTTATCGAAAACTGCTCGCTGCTGATCGTTGGAAGGAGCAACAGTGATGTAATGACCATCTCGCCAATGAGCCTGGACAGAAGAAGCACCATCAAAAGCTTCTGAAGCTGCTTCTGCAAGGGCACAGATATCATCGACCGTATGGGGATTGTAAGTGCGGGACACGGCCTTTCCAACGCTTGCCATATTGTCCGAACGGAACAGACCATAGTGAGGGGTCTTCATGTTATCCGGACCGGAGAGGGGCATCTTATCAACGCTGAAATCGAAAGCAGAGCGAATGGTTTCGGAAATCGTTTCGGTGGAAAGAGTTGCAGTCGTCATTTCAAATTCCTTTCGGTGGTTTCTTTGCGGGTCTCATTTGCCCGCCCCTAATAATAGCCACTAAAAATACCATTGTCAAGTTTTCTGTGATTATTTTTTTTTAGTACTCACTGGGCAGAAAAAGAGTATACCGCAAGCCATCAAAAGAGAGGAACATACGGAGAGTCCGATTCTTCAGCCCATCAAAACAGAAATCTGTCTGAAGGATCCGCTGAAGGCAGACAGGCTTCTGACTCTCCCCAGTATTGGGGTCCGTGAAGATCACCTGAGCCTTTGCGCCGCCGTTTCGAGTCTTGTTTTCGACCAAACGAATCTCAACCATATCCCCAGCCCGGATATGCCCTCTGAGCTTCCCACAGGCCACATGAGAGGCCACGAGATCCACGAACCAATAGGCCCGCCCTTGCTCTGCAACATACTGGACACCCTCGCTATGGACGAATCGACGCATTAGACTGTGCTGGAAGAAATCCAGAGATCCAGTGAACATGCTAAGAGAGAAATCAGTAATAATGGTTTCAGTCGTGGTGGACATTGTTTGATCTCCTAAAGGGATCATTCCCTCAGACAAGTATAGCACTAAAACATGTAAAAGTCAAGAGATTTTAAATAAAAAAATCCCCGTTAGGGGATTGTTAATGGATAAAAGGATATTGGAATCAGTTAAATGACCATTCCCAATTTTACAAGGGAGCTAATTTCAATTAAAGTCACATCATCAAATTCATCTCGATCATAATCTTCCTCAAAATTACGATCCGAATATTTTGCCAACATACTCTTTTCTTTTTCTCCCGTGGTGATAATAATCTCATTCACACCTTGATAAACAACGAATGTCATAGATAATCTCCTTTGGGGACTATTCCCTGAGACAAGTATAGTGAGTGAATAAAGGAAAGTCAAGCAAAGTTCTAATGAAATTTAGGATACAGGCAAATACAAGAAACCGGAACTGGATCATACTCGTAATCAAAAACCGGATCAAAAAGATCTTCTTCTGTGTATCCAAGTTTTCTATGATGATCAGTGAGTTTAGCAGGACGAACTTGACCGCCTGCATATTTCATGTCAATTTCTACTCCTGGATGAATAGGAGAATACGAGTTTCCTTCTGGGTCCGAACTCAAAATCACAATATCATCTTGATTAAGTGTTTTAAGAATTTCAATTAACTCTTTTACTGTTGTCATAATATTTCCTCTGGGTAAATTTAAAAATACTCCTAGCTGGACTCGAACCAGCAACATTTTCATTTTGAGTGAAACGCCTCTTCCAGTTGGGCTATAGGAGCATATATTTCTTTAACTTGTTTCTTCCCACTGTTCCATGTGGCCAATTGTTCAAGCATCTAATCTGTTCAATACTGAGATCTCTAGGCATTTGATATACTCCATTTAACTTTAAAACGAGGATATCAAGAATCGAACTTGACCTTAAACCTGATGGAACCGTTTTCCCGTTAAACTACTCCCCCATACATTTTTTAAACGAGGAAGAGAGGAATCGAACCTCTAACTGAACCCTGGAATTGTGCTACCACTACACTATATCCTCAAAATTATTTCAATTTACGGTATCCAGTACCGTTACATGCTGAACATTTATCTCTCGTCACTCCATTAGGATCATTTCTTTCAAGAGGAACAATAAAAATACTGAAAACAGTAAGACCAAATGCGGCTGCACCATTTAAAACATGTCCCTTACCTTTACAATTTTTACATTCTACATAATTCATTTATATTTCCTTCAAATGAAGTTGGTAGGATTCGAACCTACAATGGATCCATTATGTTCCCCTGCCGGGTACTTTACGGACTCGAACCGTCAATCGGGTGCCCCCGTGCGTATGCCATTCCGCCACAACTTCTCAAAATTTAACTATTTGCATATCTTACAATTTTATCTAGTTCCATATTATGTAAACTACGCAATTTTGATTTTAATCTATTTCTTATTCGAATAGAAGTCAGAACAATTTTTATATGTTGGATATATCCAAATTTTAATATTTCTCCATTGTAATAAAAATCAGGACTGAAAAAAGGTATGATAAAATCCATCCATGTTATATCAGAATCAAATCGAATTGTTAATTCTGGAATATCTGGATTATGCATAATCCAACGAGTTATGCCAGATCCAGATTGAGTAAAAGTAAAACGATCTGTCTTTTTTTGAAATATTTTAACTACTGCTTTGCTTAATTTTCTTTGTGCGAAATTTCTCATTTTTATTTCCAGTAATGAGGCTGGTGGGATTGGATTTTCTATTATTACGACCCCTCCATGTCGTTCCGTTTCAAAATGACCCGACTGGGATTCGAACCCAGACTGTACAGATTTTAAGTCTGTTGCCTCCTGCCAAATTGGGCTACCGGGTCGTTTATGTCCGTTAGTTCTTCTTTCGAATATTTCTAGTTCTCACAACAACTGATTTTCTTACAATATTCTCCATATCAGTATAGCCATGATCTGCTAGAATGTCAAGAATTCTGTTGTAATTTTTTTCTGTGATGCTCATACGAATTCGAGCATTCCCACGAGTAAATTCAATTTCCTTTTTCTTTGAATGTGCCTGTCTCATATTAATGCTCCTTTCTAAAAATTTACCAACTGATTGTAAATGCTCTTTTTCCTCTATGAGCATTAAGAAATTCAACTACATCCTCTTTATCTGCACAATTGTACATTGTAGTATTGTCAGAATTGAATGCAGAACGGATTGAATCAATAAATTCATCATCTACAATTGGCTGATGTTCTCCTACAATTTCTGAAACTTTACCCACGGGATCTGGAATGAAAGTTTCTCCATCTCCGGTTAAATTCGCCTTCAACCAAGAAACTTCTCCAATCCAAATATTTGGAAGCCCATAACACTTTTCATAAATACTGTAATCGGAACGAATACTAGGATTAAACCATTTTGAACCTAAGACATTTGAAAACATGTCCCGAAAATCATCCTCAGTAAACTCACCTTCTCCAAAAACATGAATATGCAAATCTGCTGCCATAATAAATCTCCTTAAACATCCCCGGAGGGATTCGAACCCCCAACATTCGGTTTCGAAGACCGACGCTCTGCCAATTGAACTACGAGGATTTGTATTTCAAATACTTACTATTTTTAAACTCTCCGAATGTCATTCTATACGATTTATTGTTTTTAAAATCAAATAATTGAACTGTTTTATATTGATTATCGATGTATTGGACTCGAACATACGGAGTAATAATATCTGGATCTTCATTTTTATTATAGACCCAATTAAATTTTTCAATTCTTGTATGATTTGAATCCTTTAACATTTCCATTCTCCAAGCAAGCCCGCCCCGATTCGAACGGGGAACATCGAGTTAGAAGCTCGACATGATATCCAGTTTCACCACGGGCTCAAGTTTTAACACTACTGGAGGGATTTGAACCCCCATCGGCCAATTTAGAAGATTGGTGCATTTCCAATTATGCTACAGTAGCTAATGATTATTATCCAAGCAAAGCCTCTGCTCGGGAAACTAAGCCAGATAAACGGCAGTCACATTGCGTAGGGCGAGCGTAAGAATCTCTCCCGTAGTAGTTATGATTGTAACTACAATGCCCTTCAGGAGAACAATCCGCCGCGTAAACTACTTGAACAAGAACTTTAAACAATTCTCGCTGGCTTTCTACTGATTGTGCCTGAAATTCTTCAAAAGTCATATCCATCTCCTTTACATATTATAGCAGTAAAAGATGAAAAGTCAAGACAAAATATAAAAAAAAACACGCCCAATCCGGTTCGAACGGATACACCTTGGGTTGGAGCCAAGGGACGATTCCAGTATCGCAATGGGCGCAAATGAGAATGATTCTCGATATTATTTAGGGAAATACACCATATCCAAATCCATAATTGAAAGTGTTATGCCAATATCCATTAATTGGTTTGACTTCAGAAATTATTTCGTATTCAAATTCTTCCAATTGGCTTTTTACCATTTGAAGAAAAAGAATTGCAACATCTTTTGAACTCATCCAATATCCACCATCTTCATAATCTGTTGATTCTTCTAATACAGACATATTCACATTTCCATCAACTAGACGATTCCAATCTTCATCATATACTTTACTCTCTTCATAATCACATAGAATTGCATGACAGTCTGAATCATCTTGAAAATCATTATGAAGAGATACTTTTGTATGCTCAACTGCACGAAGATATGCATTTTGAATTTCTTCTTCTGAAAAATTTGACTTGAAAGTGAAAAAATCCTTTTGATTGTGGCCATCATCTGACCAATCTCCAATTACAAGTCTATGTGTATATTGCATCATATAATCCTTTTTTAATAATACCCCTGGCTGGACTCGAACCAGCAACAGATAGTTTCTAAGACTACCGCCTCTTCCTATTGGGCTACAGGGGCAATTGTTTATTCGTATATCTTTCTATATGCCATTATGCCAGCTAAAATTGTTCCGTCAAGGGTTCCCCAATCATCTCCAGCATAATTGCATACCCAGATAGCATTTTCTCTAATAAGATGGGCACGGATATTCAATTTTTCATCTACAATAAAATCTTTTCCGTCTTCAATTCCCAATTCACGCAATTCATCTTCTTCAATCCATGATTGATTTGAATGGACTATTCCATGCTCTCCAATAAGTTCACATCTCCATACACAAGAACCATATCCATCTTCAATATCGATATTTACTGCTCTTGCCTTATGTTCAGCGTGCCAATTATCTAACAATTCAAGTGTGGTCATATTTTTCTCTCCGCTTTTTCAAATACCATTTCCGATAAAGCCCCAGAATCTCCAATATATTCCATCCATCTTGGATATTCTTCATCAGAATTCATGGACATAAATTCATCCCATTCATCATACCTATCTTCTGGAATCATAAACCATGAACCGTAAGGATCACATACGAATCTAAACATAATTCCTCCATTTATTCCATACTAGGATTTTCAAAAATAATGTTCATCACATCATGATAATCGCCAATACACAACATCCAATCTGGACGAGCTTGAAAATTGTTATTGTTTTCGTCATTATAACTAATCCATTCATCATATTTATTTTCAGGAATCATAAACCAAGTTTTATGCCAATCACAAACCAATTTAAACTTCATTGTAAGTTCCTTTCATTCAAAAAATGGAGACTAGGGGAATCGAACCCCTGATTTCTGGTTGCAAGCCAGATGTGTTACCACTATCACCAAGTCCCCGCTTGCCGGTTACATCATCCGGCGACAAATGAATGTCTGGTTATAAGGGTGAGCGAGCGGTAACGATCCGCCTTCCTCCGGGTCACAACCGGATGCATTAACCATTTATGCTACATTCACCATCTAAATTTTACAAGACATTTTTTACCTTGAAATTCATACTCATAAAAAGTATTTGATTGCTCTTCCACATTTAAGCCTCATGTGTCCCTTCTACGCCTCTTTGTTGTCTGTTTCTTGTTCGTTCTTCTAGACAATTTAATGCTTCTTTTAGATTTTCTAAAGCGAATTGATTTTCAGCACAAGAGAATTGACTAGCCTGGAAACATTCAAGACGATCAATTACCATAGAGATGAGAGTTTCATTTGTATTTCCTACGACTCCAACATTTGGAATTGTATCTGGTTGAAAATAAATGGTGGCCAAAGGATCAATAGAATCACTTTCATAGACACCATAACTAGCAAATGCTCCCCCTGCTGTTGGGGTTCCCAATCTCGCTACTCTTCGATTTCCATCATTGTAAATTGTTGTCATAAATATTTCCTTTCATAAAATAAAATATTGATATCAGGATTCGAACCTGATTATTCTGCCCTGCTCTCGGTCGGATAATCTCTTATCCAGGCTAGATAGGGCTTTATGAATCACTTAATCTATTCGTGCTTCAAAACCTTTTTAAAGTCCAGTGACAGGAATCGAACCTGTACATTCTGCAACATCTCATATAATTCATGCACAAACTATATTTGATGATTTCGAATTTTGAATGTCTCTCCACCCAAGCACTGAAAATGATAGGCGAGTTTCGAATCTCGCAGGGATGCATGACAATACTGTTTTACTCGTGCCATTCCATAGCCCTTACCACTTACTCGAATCTGATCACAATTCATTGAGTAAGTCTATCTATCGTAACGACTCCTGAGAATTTCGAAATCTCGACACTTCGGTTAACAACCGAACGCTCTGCCTCTGAGCTAAGGAGTCAATAAACATCATTTCATTATTTTTTTTGATGTCCTATTTAATTTATTTTTTACTTGAATATTACATTTTGATGAACAATATTTCTGATTTTTTGATTTTGCTTGATATTTTTTATTACAATTCGTACAAACTCTAATATCTTTTTTATCGTAAGGTCTTGATCGACCCTTTATAATTTTTAATTCTATTTTTTCATTTATTATTGGAGTATAATCTTCCGGTATTTTAGTCATCCCGTTATGTAGTTCCCTATGACAATTTGAGCAAATTAAAATACATTTCATACATTCATTAATTATTTCCTCCCACGATCTTGTCAATCCCCTTACACATAATCCAAATTCTTTTTCATCTGGATTAATATGATGAAATTCCAATGCATCATAACATTTACTATAATTACATAATTCGCATCTACCGCCACGGTATTCTACTAGTTTTTGTTTTCTTTTTTTTCTTGATTTTATAACTGCTTTAGACCTACATTTTTTACATCTACTTCTTCCAATACTGTCTACAACATGTATTTGATTTTGTCCATGATGTTTACAATCTTTTATAATTTCCTTCATACTCTAATTCCTTATGAACGATTGGGACAGGATTCGAACCTGCATTGAGAATTAATCTCACGGATTAACAGTCCGTTGCTTAAACCATTCAGCCACCCAATCAAATATGGAGTCCGAAGACTCTGGGGAATAATACTACTTGGACTTCCCAAGGTTCTCATTCGATTTATACTTTTCCATAATATTTGGTATGATTAATTTGTCCGATAGGAACATTTCGATATCGCTTAGGTGTCGGATCTCCGATTTCAGTCATTCCAGGAAACATATTTGCTGTTACAATGAATGCCAATCCAACCAAAACAGTAATAATGAAAATAGCAATAATAAATCCTTCAAACATTTGAAATCTCCTTTTAAAACCATATTAAGAGAATCGAACTCTTTTGACCTATCCTTCCAGATATCTGGCTCTCATTTCTAGATATGAAAGAATCGAACTTTCTAGGCGGTGTTTTCACTCTTATCTTTTACCCACAATATGGTTGAGAGTTATATTATAGCGTGAAATATGAGAAAGTCAAGCAATTTAAAATAAAAAAAATGAATCGGGATGGATTCGAACCATCACAAAAATTGTTTCTAAGAGATGTACGGTCTCTTGGGCTCGCCATCGCCCAGCCGATTCTAAAATGAATATAGTGGGTCTCCATTCCCACAATGCTTAAACTGTAGCTGGTGCCTTGACAACTCAAGCATGGAAGTCCTGACATAATCCCAACCTTCGGGTAATCCCGTATATTGACAGGTGATACCTATTTTACACCCGCAAAATTGGCATAGATACCAAATATACTCATTTTTAATGCCCCCTGAAGGATTCGAACCTACAACCAAGAGATTAAAAGTCTCCTGCTCTACCGTTGAGCTAAAGGGGCAATGATTAAATAATTTCTTCAATTCGCCTTTGAATGATTTGCATTCTTTCAAAACAAAGAGATACGACTACACGATCTATACGCGATCCAATAGACCAATGTTCTGCTTCGTGAAGAAGATTATGATATCCTCTAAACAACTGATCAACAGATGCCATTTCAAGTTCAGCAAGAATTTGTTCTTCCTGACGAGAATCATTATCACCAAAAGTAAAAAAATCATAATCAATATTATTCAATCTTTGCATTAGATGTGTATTATCCATAATATATTTCCTTATGTTTTAATTTAAAATAAGGGATTAGAGAATCGAACTCTATTCTTTCGGGTAAGAACCGAATGCTTCACCACTTAAGCTTATCCCTCGAAAGTGCTTTTTCAAGTGTATAATCTTTTAAATATCTAATATTTTTTGTTTGTTTCTTTTTTGGTGGATCTATTCTGAAACTTAGTTGAGTTTTAGCAGAACATAAATCTTCACTTGAAACATAAAATATTAAATCTTTATCTAAAACATATACTGCAAAAATATCTACATCTTTTTCTTGGTATACAAATTTATAATTTGGACCTCTTTTTCTTCTTTCTAAGTTAACAACTCCATTTTTAGAATGATATGCTTTTACTTGAAATCGAAAAAGTTTATTATCTTTTTCAGCAATCAAATCAATCTTAGAAAGATCTCCAAATTCAGTAAAAACCCTAAATTCTTTTTCAAGCAAATCATGGAGTATTTTTGCTTCTCCTATCGTACCTTTTATTTTATTATGCATATTTTTACCTATCATTATAAATAGGGGATCGGGGTAACGATCCCCGTTCTCTTGATTAAAAGTCAAGTGCTTCACCATTAAAGCTTATCCCCCAAAAGTCCACCCGGAGGGACTCGAACCCCCGAACCCAAACGGGAACAGATTTACAATCTGCCGCAATTGCCGCTCTGCCACAGGTGGAAAAGTTTGTATGATGGGTATCTAACCCATTCCTCCTGGAATAATACGACTCCAGGTGTGCATCACCATTTACACCACATAAAACTATCGTCTATTCCGATCGTCAAAGGTCTTTCCCTTGTCTCTTGGTTTACTGGATATGTGCTGATCAGACACAGGGAACCATGCGGCCTTTAGTTTACCGATCCCACATTTTACTGACGGGCAGGATCTTCCTGCTGTCTCGTATGGCGTAAGGATTATACCATTCAATGGGGCGGACAGGAATTGAACCTGCGACAACGCTGGACTTCAACCAACTGCTCTACCAAACTGAGCTACCGCCCCACTTATCTTTACCTTCATTCACTTTTCAAAGAAGAAGCATCCCTACCGGGGCTCGAACCCGGATCCTCTGATTGAAAGTCAGAAATTCTAAACCACTTAAACTATAGGGACAAGTTATTTGGTACTACTAATTATACGAGTTTTCCGCCAAAAGTCAAATTTTTCTCTATTTTTTCTGAAATTTTTTCCCAATCATGCATTTTAATTTCATTTTCGCTCATTTCTGGAATTCTTACTTCCGTGAAGAGTCGAAAAGTATATGCATTCCATCCCCTTTTCGGACGGCATTCAATTAGCTCTTCTCTATTTTTAAGAGCCCATTCCAACAAATTCGTCATAAAAAATCTCCCACTATATGATTATAGCAGGAGATTTGAATTTGTCAAGTAGAATTTGAGAAATTATTCTTCGATAGAATAGGTTATTTGAGCATTAACCTCTAATCCATATGAATCAGCAAAGGTAATACTTCCAATTCCTTCTCCAGTAACTTCGGGAGTTCCAACAATTCTGAATAAGGTTATAGGACTTGTAATATTTGAAGCTGGTTCAACATATACGCCTCCAGGGAATCCAGAAGTAGATCCAATTGTTACCGTATCTTCTCCAAGAATTTTATTTGAGTCTACAACTTCAATCAAATACGGATTGATTTCTGCACCTGAAACACCCACTAATGTTCTAGAAAGATCATACGAACCTTCATAAAATCTTGGTGCTTCATTAATTGATTCCGAATTTGCAAAATTACCACTTACAATAACTTCCATCGCATTTGGATTTCCATTACCGTTTGATCTAATTTCCCATCCTCTTTGTGTAAGAATTGCTGATTTTTGCTCAATAGGACTTAACCAATTAGGACTATCAACATTAGATGATGATACTCCCCATAATCCAGCTTTTCTTGAAGTTGCCAATCCATATTGATCTGGCCCATATCTCTGATTGAATGGTCTTGAATTTCTTCCTTCTGGTCCAGTAGTTTTTCTATTTGATCTAAGATTTTTAATATTGACAGAAGGTTCATTTGAAGAATTATAAGATGGTGTTCTTGTAAATTCTGGATCATTTGCAGCAACATCAACATTTGATTGCCACCAAGATTTACTAACTCCACCAACAGCATTGTTGTAAGTATCTGAAAGATTAGGAGAATACCAATTTCCTTCCATGACACAATCTGAAGTAATTTTTGCTTGTGTCATTCCACCACCGGCTAGCAATCCTGGTGTTGTATCTCCACCATCTTCTTCATCCGCAACAAAGATACTATCAATAATTTTTAATTGTCCCATACTAGACGCACCGCTCCATATAGCCTGTCTATCAGAGTATGATCCTTTTAGATACAGTGTGCAATTTATCAAAGTCATAGTTGCACCGTTTAATCGATTAAATATAACTCTTGTATCTGCCGTAGAATTTGTTTTTGCAGCCAGAAGAGAAGAAACACAAAGAATATTAGAGGTAATATCAGCATCTACAGACTGACAACTCGTTGCGATAAATCCACCGTAAGCAGTATTTGGCCTGGATGCATCAGATCCATCAATATCAAAAGTACTTCTAACAATAGCAATATTTACATGATTTACAGAATTTGTAGAGCCTTTTGAACCTCCACCAACTTGAATTTCTCCAGAAGCTTCACTATCTCTAAACACGACCGGATATGTTTCCCAATCATCTAAATCTGAAGGAACTGGATGGTTTGTTGCATTTGCAGAAAATGTTGCATATTCAGATCTTACTTCTGGGAGATATGTATTTGGATGTTGTATAGAATTTTTAATAACAATTCCTTGCACTGCTGTTGAACAATCAGTATCATCCGCATGGTGTGCTGCAATAGCTTTGATTCCAGCCGTCAAAGAAGATGACTGCCAATCATCTACAGAAGTTTGATCAACATACATCCAAGGTGCTGGCCAGAAATGGGCACCATCAACAACACAATTTTCGATAATCCCATTATTACCAAATGCAACATATTGAGAATCTGTTCCTCGGATATGTGTTCTAAAAATTGGTCTTGTTAATGTGTGTGTAGGAGAATTTGAAATATCACCAAATCCATGATATTGACAACCATCAAATTCCATATCAATAAATGTATTGTTTTTACTAGATCCGGTAATTCGAATACCATATCCGTTACCGTTACCATTTTCTGTGGTTAAACCTACAACACCATTTTTCATAGTACAATTTGTACATCCGGTCATGATAATTCCATGACCAGGAATCAGAACAAGATATTCTTTTCCTGTTGTATCTGTAGAAAGAGGCACAGAAACAAACAAAATATTGGATCCATCGATAAAATGTCCACGATTTGTTTCTAATGCAGTTGTATTTGCTTGTTCTTCTAGAAATCCATAACGATTGCCATTTGAATCTTTAGATTTGCTCCATTCTTCTGTTGCCCCTAAAGCATTTGCATTTACTGCTGTTGCAGTTTTATATACTCTAAATCCTGCACCGGTAGCATGAAGTGTCGCCGGTGTAGCAGATTCTGCATTCCATTTTTGCCATCTCGATCCATCATTTCTTTCATCCCAAACATCAAAAGTCACCCCAGTTAGATCAGTCATAGTGACTTCTCCTTCTAGAAGGGGTTTAAGGTTTGATATAAAAACAGAATCACCAGAAGAAGGCGATTCTGCTGCTAGAAATTCTGTAAATGAGCCATATGGAGAATTTTCTGATCCATCGCCAGAAGTAGCATCCTGGCGGATATAGTAATTTGCCATCTGTAAAGATCCTTTTTAATAGTTAATGATCTTTACTATTTATGGATTTTTACAATTTCATCAATTCAGAAATTTTAATTTTTTCAATTCTTCCAATCTTTTTAAGCATTTGATATTCTTTTGATTTTTTATCTTTTACCATGACATTTTCAAGACCTCTAATATCTCTAATCATAGAGATAAAATCAACTTCTTCAGGCATTCCAAGATCACAAAAAGACAAAGGACCGAAACAAGAACAATGGGAAAAATCATGTGCAAAATATTTTCCATCAGTGGTCTTAAATACAAGATTTCCCCATCCATCATATCCATCTTCGGTGTAATGATACACTCCCCATTCAACGGAATATGATCTTTCTAATTCTTTTATATCAAATTCATTTAATTCATCTTCTCCAACGCTATACAATTTCATCAATAGATCTCCCTGCTTTGTATTTTAAATAAATATAAATTCCCACGAAAGGACCAGATGAAGCAAACAAAATTACTATTAAAAGATTGAGAAAGGTATCATAATTCAAAGATTTTGATTCATTATCAATCATAGCAGAAAAATCTTCATCCAAATTTGAAATAATCATCATACATGGAAGTGTTAAAACAATTCCTACAATAATATAAACAAATAAAAGTACTTCAAACATCATATTCCCCTATTTGGCGGTAAGAAGTCCATATGTAAGTGCCCCAAGAAATACAACTACAATAAATGCAATCCAAAACAATCCAGTAATTGCAGCAATTCCAGCAGGAATCCAAATTGGTGCAGTAACCCACCACCAACTCCAGCCAATAGCACCGGTCAGCTTAAGAATCAAAAATACAATAAATACCAAAACAACAGGGGCACACCCAACTTCAAATTTCATATCAAATCTCCTTATTATACCTTTGTGGGATGGCATTCTTTAGCCAATGTTCATCCGTTTGAACATGATTTTCTCTTACCCATTTAAATACATTTTTTCCAAAATCTTCATATGAAAATGCATCCTGATTTCTCAAAACAAAGCCTTCACATTCTTTGTTTTTTTCATATTCCATAAACAATCTTGCAGTGTCTTCAACAGTTCCAGTAAAATCTTTTCCAATTTCTGGAACCATATAGATTCCCCGATCGGAGCAAAATGATTTTGTGTCTTCCCATGAAAGACAATTATTATTTGAATCCCACACAGAAAATACCATGAAATAGTGGGGCAATTCTTTATATTCAATACTGTGAACATATGAAAGATTTTCTCCGCATATCCTCCAACCCTGTGGAATATCATACTTGATAAGAGCATGATAGGATCTAATCAAATCTCTAGTATAGTTATGTCGATAGTTCAAAGATCTAGCGTGCATTTTATCACGATAAAGAGTGGTGTTTTCTCCATCCATCTTTTCTGTCATAACGAAGCGATGCTTTTTCAACACACTCATATCTGGAAAGATTTTATCATCAGACTGCACTCCAGGAGAACAATCTAAATGAAAGGTTCTAGGATATTTATAGCACATATCAAAGTCTTTCTGATTTGTATCTGGCCAATTTCTCATTTGAATTGATCAGTAAAAACAATTCTCTTCTGCTATACCCTGGAAGGGGCTCCATTCCCTGATGTTCAAACTCTGCTTTCTCGTGACATGGTTCGCATAATGATATGCCATTTTCTTTCACATATCCACCATTTGGCATATTATTTCTATCAATAATATGATGGGCATCCAATTTTACATCTTTTATACCACAACATCTACACCGATAATCATCTCTCTTGAATACCTCTTCTCTGAAATTATATCGAATTAATTGTTTCTTTTTCATTTGATAAATCTTATGATTCAATTACCCATTCTCTAAGACAATTTGCAAATCCAAGCCAATCATTTTCCTGATCAAATCCTCTTCCAGCTACACGAAGAATAGTTTCTTCTCTTTTTGCATCAAATGGGTTATAATTTTCAATCCATGCATAGCGGAGAACTTTTGCAATTTGTTCATCTTTTACACTATCCGGATCTTCTGGATCTAGTTCAAGTTCTTCAAATTCTTTGGAAATATCCTTTAGAATAATTTCCCATGCATCATTTGCTGCATCCATATGAATGAAATTCCAAACAATTGCTGATACATCACTACTTAAAAATTTTCGCATGACAGTATGCAAGCAAGATCCAATATCTGCATAATCAACATTCATTGTTCTTCTCCATCAACTGTGTCTAGAAGTTCTCCTTTTAGTCTATCTATTTCTCTGTCCATTGGGGATTTTACTTGTGGATATCCTTCATCAAAATATTTTTCAACAATAAGATTCAACGCACGAATCATTTCTCTATGAGCCCCTGGGTACAGGAAAAAACGAATATCTTCTTCTCCTGTGCATTGAGGAACATACCAAACAGATGTTCCCATGTATCTGTAATTTGTATAATGAGGAACCAAAAATACTACGGAACTTGCATGTGAATCATCATCCACATATGCAACCGTAACATGATTCCTAAGAAAAACATCATTGTTTACTGTATCTTCCATAAATTTCATTAGTTTATATCCAAAAACACCTGGATTTTCTTCTTTCCATTCATCAACAGCATCTGTCATTTTATGAAATAGATGATGTACATTCTCATCATCTGGATAAAATCCATTTTCTTCTAGAAATTCATTATCCACCCTTCGAAAATCATACTCAAAAAGCATACTGATAATGGAATTTTGTTTATCGGTATGAGCATCTACATCATAAACTTTTCCATCTTGTTCATATGAAAATCCAGACCCTCCATAAGATGTAAGTTTTCGATCAGTCATTTTCAATTTCCTCAACTTCCCAATTCAATGGTTCGGTTTTATCTCGTTGTTCTACCATTCTAGGATCAGTATCTTCCAGCATGGATGCAATTTCAGAAGCTTCATCTTCTGATTCTGCCTCTACAATTGCAGTTCTAGATTTATCTACCAAATATGTCCACTGAACTCGATACTTTTTCATTTTATTTCTCAATCAACATTAATCAAAATCTTCTTGTTTGGATTGCTCTTATGAACAACCCAATGCTTTTCACCGCCTCGACCATGATGAGGAAGAGCAATTTCAACCCATTCACCCCTACGGTAAATCTCATAATCTTTTGAATGCGTTTTCACAATCAATCGCCCATCTTCATTTTCAAATGCCCACTGAACAGCCCAGTAAAGCCACTGAGAATCATTCATGTAAGTTGTATGTGATGCAAGATACTTCTTAGTGGGGACATCACTCCCTACCATATAGCTCTTTCCAGCCTCAATCATTTCATCCCAGGTCATTTCACTAGTATAACGATTTCGATTTTCAGCCCGAAAAAATGAAGAATTTTTCCCAATCAGGCAACGAATCTTTTCATAAGTTTCCACGCTGGGATGAAATTTCACATTCCAAGTAGATTTACCAATACGAGTTTTTGTCATCAGAGTAATAGATTCAGTAAGCATTAAAAAATCTCCTATTTGGTACTATACCATTATAGGAGATTTATCTCGAAAAGTCAAGCAATTTTTATTTTATTTTTGAACAGGACCGGAGGGAATCGAACCCCCATCAACGGGTTCAAAGCCCGCTATAATAAGCCGTTATACGACGATCCTAGATGAAAACAAGACTAACAGGATTCGAACCTGTACTGAGAGAGTCAGAGTCTCTAGTGCTGCCAGTTACACTATAGTCCTAAAAATCCGGTTCCCGGTACTGCCCCGAGTTATTTCGCTTACAAGGCGAACGCATCGCTTTTTATGCTTAACCGGAAATTGACGGAAAGGGTTGGTGGTTAGTTCCAGTGCCCTTTCCGCCCTAACCAAGTTTCAAAGTCCCCGCTCGGAATCGAACCGAGATCTGTAGATTACAAGTCAACTGTTTTCCCAGTTAAACTACAGGGACAGGCAGGAAGTGGTCGGGATTTGAACCCGCGTGCTTGAGTTAAGACGATCAATCTTCTCAAATAGCATGATCTATAGTATTCATACTGCTCTTAACAGCCGAGCCGACACTCCCATTTATAAAATCCTAAAATTTGGTATTCAACAAGACTGTCATAATAAACCCGCCAAGATTTAAAATCGTCCTTTGCATCTATCCCAAATTTTAGTCCCGCTATCTTGGATTTTGGCGAATCCTCAACAGGAGTAAAGAGAGTGACGGGATTTGAACCCGCAAGACTGTAGATTGGAAATCTACCGCTTTTCCTAATAAGCTTCACTCTCATGTTGTAGCATTATATAGTCAATTTTCTGGAAATTCAATACGAATATTATGCTTTTTTGCAAGATTTCTCATAATCATCAAATCGCCTTTTCGTTGATTCTCTTCTCTTCGCCTTTTCTCTTGTTCCTTGGCCTCTTGTTCTTTTTTATATTCTTCAATCTCTTCAGGAGTCTTTCGGACATAATGGACTACACAATATCTTCCATCTTCCGGATACCCATCTTGAATGATTGTGGCACCCTCATATCTCTCTTTGATTTTTTGAAGCTCCCGAATCAAATCAGAAACCTTTCCCTCTGGGTCATATGAGACACAATCGATCAATTGATTAAATTCAGACTCGCAATAATCTTCATTTTCAAACATGATTAATCTCCTATACACATTATAACATAAAAATATGTAAAGTCAAGCCATTTAAAGAAATTTTTACATATTGGATTTGGGTAGTTCTTTTTCAAGATCTTCACAATATGATCTAAGGAGCTTCATTTGAAATTTTGTTTGAAATGAAGGTCGAATTGCTGCCAAAGTAAATATGCAAATAATTGCACTTACAAATTGAGCAAAAGCGATCATCATTCTAAGAGACCAAAGTTTCATGAATATCTCCCTTTGTCTTCATTATAGAGTATATTTTTTGAAAGTCAAGATTCTTCAAACACAAATTTAATCATTGCTGAATTTGTTCTGGTGAAATCAATATTTTCAATTTTTCGATCATGTCTAACTAAAAACGCCCTAACAGATTTTCTAATTTCATTATCAATCATATCTCTTATTTCAGTTCTAGATAAATATGAATTTTCAATCTGTTTAGAAGAGATATGTTTTTGTGTTTTTATGTGTGTGCCGTCTTTAAAATAGATAATTGCTGTTCTTTTCACATCAAATCTTCTTTAGAAATGCATACTCATAAAAGTACGATCTTCTTCAGCTTCAATCTTAGTGAGTCCATATTTAGAAAACGCTTTTTCTCGTAAATAGTTTATTTGATCAATTAGATTTTTCTCAATTTCTTCATGTTCTGAATTATCATAATCTAAGTCCATAATCTCTTTGAACAAAATCTCAATTCTATTAATGATTTTTTTGATTTCATCTTCTACACCTTTTTGAGATGTAACATATAATTCATTTGATTCATAATGGTAAACTCTATAAACATAGATTCTTCTTCCATGCACATCATAAAAATTCATTGTGTATTCTCCAAAGTCCCTATCAGGAATCGAACCTGAGATTCTTTCGTACCAAGAAAGTGTGTTACCACTATCACCATAAGGACAATTTTAAAGCTCCCCTTCGGATTCGAACCGAAATATACTGGATTTGCAATCCAGACCCTAACCATTCGGGCAGAAGAGCATTACTATTATGTAGAGGAATTTTTCTTATTTCTCTCTCGTGCATAAGAAATTTTTGAATAAATTCCAAGCATCAAAAACAAAGCAGAAGCTAGAAACATAAATCCAAGTACACTCAAACCAATAAGCAAAGTGCTTCCAGTAAGCAAGCTTGTAAAAGGAATCAATCCTGCAAGAATACAGAAGAAGAAAACAGACAAGCAAAAACATTCAGGAGCGTTTGCCATGTAATACGATGGTCGAATATACTTCATGAACATTTTTGTATCATACCTTCTATGAAGAGGCTTTGAGCCAAGAACATGCAAGGAATTTCCACCTGTTGGAGTTGACATAATATATCTCCTTTAATGTCAAACAATAGGGCAGGGAGGGTTCGAACCTCCGACCGTTCCGTTATCAACGAAAAGCTCTACCACTGAGCTACTACCCCCAAATTTTAATCTGAAATTTTACTAAAATGTCTAGATTTTACCAATGATGCTTCTATACCCATGCCTCTTGTATAGATATCTGCCCATCGTATCATTCGGTATTCAGTTCTATGCATATCTGAATTTCTATGCGTCCATCCATGCATTGCAATTCCAATTGAAATATTTGAAGGTTCTTTTAATTCTTCTGATGGAATTTCATCCTTCATATACTCTAAAAGACTGATTAATTCATCAATTTTATCTTCAAAAGTTTCCATAATATTCAACTTTCTGTTCTAAATCTTTTTGGTCCCCATAAAATATAATCTCCGGTAGAATATGTTGTAGGGATAGATGATTTTAATTGTATCCCATCAATATTAAGCCGTGGTGGAAAATTAGAATCAATATGATGTGATTTGATTCGTAGATTTTTCTTTGAATGCCTAATAGATTTATGCTTGGTATTCATTTTATAATTTCCTGTGAATAATATCTAAAAAATAGGACGAATAGGACTTGAACCTATGATCTCACCGTTATCAGCGGTACGCTTTACCAACTAAGCTACCGTCCCAAATTCCGGTTACGAATCCGGAGTCAAAGTTTCGTCTTGACCGTTTAAGTTTCACGCCGCCTTTGTATATATTATCTACCTGCTTCTGCTGCCTTCACAATTCCCATAATTTGTTCTTGTGCCGCGTGATATCCAGCATCATATCCATTGCTCATATCGTCATCTGCATTTCCGGTATACCATTCTGAAGGGTCATCAGCATTATAGCATGTTTCAAGGGTTGGGTCAAATGATTTCAGAAAATCTTTCAGTCCACTTGTCAAAATATCAATATCCATTACTATATGCTCCTTCACTTTCATTTTTTATATTTTTCAAAATAGTTCCATATTCTATTAATCTTTCTAAAACATCGAGATCATCAGGATTTTCTAGAAACTTAAAAGCTTCATTTACTGCTGCCTTCCTGATTAAATCCGCTTTGTCTTCGTTATATGATAAATTATTCATTTTTAGTCTTCTTCACATTCTAAAACAAATTCTTGCATATCATTTCCCATAATGGGTTCCATACATGAAAAAATATAATGAAATATTCTAGACATTTTTTTGGAAATCTGTGCTATTTTTCATAATTAAAATTCCAATCTGTTTACAATTTTACCTATCCAAGAATTATCAAATTTTTCCTGCTCATCTTTACGAATTTTATCTAAAATTATAAATTCTTTCCTATAATTTTCAATAATTTCTTCTAACTTTTTGTTTGCTTCTTCTTTTGTCATAATGCTCCTGGCTGGATTCGAACCAGCAACCTCTTCCATGTAACGGAAGCCATCTCGCCATTGATATACAGGAGCCAATTTTATCTTACAGAAGCATTATAGCAACCATAATCAGATAAGTAAAGTAATGTATATATTGATCTATTCCCATCCAATGCCAAAATTTTGCATCATTTGGTGTAAATTTCTTTCTTTTTCCCCACCACATCTTAAACCAGTCCATATGGTAATGGACCACAAATTCAAATGCACATAGAAGAAAAAGAGTCAAAGGAGAAACAAGAAACATAAGAAAGAAAGCCGAAACAATGACATGTTTTCCGGTATGTAAAATACCACCGAAATGTCCATAAGTTCCTTTGTTTGCCACTTCATATCCAGACTGCCAGAAAAAATCAACAATAAGGTGTTTTGTGATAAAAATGGCCAGAATAATAAGAAAGTACCATTCCATTAAAAATCCTCGTACAAAGTAGTAGTAATGAATTTTGTATTAAATTCTGATCGATATGATGATGGAAATACGAAATAATATACACCATCTTCATGAGTAATGTGCGATTTGAAAGAAGGAAAAAACAAATCATTTACCTCATAGATATTCTTGTACTTAAATACTGTAGGAGCATCTACATCATCTGAAAAGGAAATTGAGTACGATTCTACAAAATCTTTTGTTCCATCTGAATATCTAAATGCAAATCCAGTTGATACATAATGAAATTCACTCCATTCATTTAAATATAAACCATAGTAACCTTCTTCCGATGGAAGAATAGATTCTTCAAAAATTACTTTTTGTTGAACCAATCTATTCGGATTAAGTCTTCGGGATTCAGCATAAAAAGCGGGAGTGAGTACCAGGAGCATCAATAAAGATAAAATAAACCACATTAATGCTATACATCCAAAAAAATCTCCAGGATCAAAAATGGCCACCAACAAAAGAATTACACTAATATAAATACATCCCAGCCAAATCATGTTATATTCTCCTTTAAAATGGGCGAGACAGGATTCGAACCTGCGTTTGAGTGTGAACTCGCCGGATTATGAGTCCGGTCCATTAGGCCGCTATGGAACTCGCCCCTAAATCAAATTATTGTATTTTTTATGATGTAATTCAGCATGACAATTTGCACATAAAAGAGAGCATTTTTTAACTTCTGTTAGTAGTGTACTCCATTTAGAATTTGCACATTTTCTAGAATCTAATTGAAATAATTTTGTATCCGGTAAAATATGATGAAAATGTAATGCTGCTATATTTTTTTTATAACCACATACAGAACATTCACCACCACACATATTTATTAATTTAATTTTTCTTTCAATTGCTCTCTTTTTTTGATTTTCATATATATTTGCATTTTCTTTATATATTCTTCCCTTACATTGATCAGAACAATATTTTCTTTGATTTCCTTGCAATTGATTATTACATACTATACAATATCCTTTTTTAATGTTATATTTTTTGATATAATATCTTACATTGGTTTGACTACATCCCACCTTATTTGCAATTTCTTTATGTGTCAATCCAGAATTTATTAAATCATTTAAAACTTTCTTTTCCATTTCACTCTCCTATAGTTATATAGGAAAATGAAGGCTTTCATATTATTTTAAACTATGTTTTTTTCTTACTAACAATAAAAGATCCTCGTTCATAACTCTCTACAATAAAATTAGGTCCAATCCATTCTTGTACAATATGAACTTTTTGACTCATTGCAAGATGATGTCCTCCAACTTCTGATGGAAAAGTGTGATAATTAAGAGAGAATGAACCTTTTTCTGAAGGCGTATCTACAATATCATCTTCATCCAAATCAATTTTTGTGAATGTGAGAGTGTACATCTTATCCCTCTCATAGATTCTTGCAAGATCAGCAATATGGCCTTTTCGAGTTGCAAGAACATTTACTGTACGCCCTTCACAATCACCTTCTGTTGAAATCCTCCACACTCCATAAGGATTTCCCCATTCCTTCAACTTTTTTAGAGTTTCTTCACAAGCAGCTTGAATCTTTCTTCGATCAAGTTCTTGCTGAAGTTCTTCATCTGTGAATTCATTGATTGTATTCATGATATACTCCGTTTAACTATTCTTAAAAACAAACCACTTTTCCCGCCCTTGGAATGTGTATTTGAGATAAGTATACTTTGATGTAACAGCATTTTCGATCTCATCGAGAGTTACAATAGCTCCGGAAGATTGTGCGATATCGAGAACTTCTGCAATCAATGCAGTATATTTGATTCCATTTGAATTACCAACAATGATTTCTTCAATTACTTTTTCAAGATCAAATTCCATTATAAATTCCTATAATTACTTGTACACATCATTTTTAATTTTGTAATATTCACCCAAATATGAAGCAAAAGCTTCATCAGTTCGTTTCTGTCTTTCGAAGGCTTTTTTCTGAATTTTATACATTCTTTCGGGCGAATTCGTTGCAATACGAATAACACAATATAAAATTCCTACACCCAAAATAATTAAAGCCATGACAGGATCTACCATTTTAACTCCATTCAAGTCTTTACATACATTATAATACATTATAGGAGATATTTCGAGGAAGTCAAGTAATTTTCAAAATATTCCTGCCCAGATTCGAACTGGGAACCACTTGCATGTCGAGCAAGCACTCTGGCCAATTGAGTTACAGGAATGTTAAGCGGAAAGTAAGGGACTCGAACCCTTAGTACTCCGAAGAATACGCCACCTTAGCAGGGTGGTGCAACGAACCGATAGTTGCCTACTTTCCAGATTTTATTTAAAATGAGATTTTAAAAACGGAAGATACTGGAATCGAACCAGAAGCCTATTAAGCTCCACTCACTTTCCAAGCGAGGCCCTTCACCATCGGGGATTATCTTCCAATTGCCCTTATAGGGCAATGTGTTTATACTTAATAGTTACCAGATGCGATAACTTCTGCGTAAAATGATGAGATAAAAGCACTTGTATCAGCATCATATGCAATGTAAAAGAAAACGATTGCATCTTCAAGAGTTTCTCCGTTTTCAATATCTGTATAGAAATCTCTCATGTTTGTTGCAACTGAAACTCTCCAGTCCTCATAAACATCGTGCATTTCTTGTGTCCAAGAATCGAATCCGTCATTGCTTTCTGGATCACCAACTGGGTAATTCAGATTTTCAAGCCAATCCCAATCTCCTTCTCCTTGACCCACACAACCACCGAAACCATCTTCACCAGCATCTGGATCCCATTCAGGGCAAGTTGCCTCATCTAGTCCATCACAATATGATGGAGTTGGGTACCATGTAGGATCGTTTGGATGTGTTGGATACTTATCGTTACATGTACCAAAATCTCCTGCATTTTCCATACATCTACAGAATAAAAATTGCATGTAATTGTCTCGTCTTTGCATCCAAGCATGGTGTTTTTCTGCTTCGATTCGATCGTTACTTGCATGGCCGATGATGCATTGCAATCTTTCATACGGAGTAGTTGCAAAGAATAAACAAAGAGACAAATTCTTCTTGCTTACTTCTTCATATTCATCTGCTCCATTAATCATTTCCAAAAGGAAAATAGTATATGGATCTGTAGGTCCATTTCCTGTTCCTGGATCGTAGTGATGTTCAGGAACATATCCATATCCAGACTGACCATCACTTGGTCCTGTATATGGATACGGATAATCTCCACTTGCAAATGCTGAACTTGTACCTATGCTTAAACATACGATGCAAAATAGTATCAACGAAATTAGTCTGTGCATTTTTCTTCCTTTTTGAAAAAATTAATCTGAATACAATCCCGACATGTATTCATCTGCTTCTCTTTTAGAATCGAAACGAAGTGTTTCTTGAATGCCTGTATCTGGATTAACCACGGTTAATGATACTCCGGAGTCATCAACCTGGGAAACATCTGTACTAGATGTTGAACATCCAGAAAGAACAAACAAGCAAAACACTAAAACTGCTAAAATTTTCATATTTTTCTCCTTTAAATAGAAGCGGAAGAGGGGGGACTCGAACCCCCAAGGGCTATTAACCCTACCTGTTTTCAAGACAGGCTCCTGATCCAGCCGGTTCTCTTCCAGTTTAAACGGGGAACCCGAGATTCGAACTCGGAACAAAAGATTCGTAGTCTTTCATGATATCCAGTTTCACCAATCCCCCTACTATCATTATATAGAAGTATTATTCTTTGTCAAGCTGTTCTAATGCAGCAACTGCAACCGCTACAAGCTGAATTAATTCTTCTCTTTGTTCCTCTTTCGATTTATTATGGACAGATTCTACCCATTCTGTAAATTCCTCATAAAGAATATCTGTCCAGGTCAATGTTCCATTATCAGCACGACTATCGCATTGATGTTTAGCTTTTCCTGGATCGATTAATCCATAATAATCAAAGATATCTTTAAGTCTTTGAGAATTAGAATAAATAAATGGATGTCTTTGGACACCCCATTTTTGATCTTGTCGAAGTCGTTCTTGATTGATATGATCAAAAATATCTTCTCTGACAGAATCCTGGGAAATAAGATATTTCTCTAAAGCAGAAAGAATTCTCATATCGAGTTCTAGATCATATCCTTCTATTGGAGATCCATCTGGTTCTGTGCGAATATGTTCGTAAGAATATCCATCACCAGCCATCTCACATCTACGATTTAATCTTTTTGCTAGATCAATAATGTCTTTTCTCATAAAATCTCCCTTTGTATAATCGAAAATGCCCTGTTTCCAGAGCATAAACGAAACTGAAGTGATACATTTCGTTTTAAGATTTATGGACGGGGCGGTGGTGCAGCACGATTAAGCAATCGAACTTCGGTTGTATCTGCATCCTGAACCTCTGCTGCCGCTACAGCCCCACCAGCTTGTACAGCCGCATTCAGAACACCATCTGCTGCAAATGTACCAACGATAGAAAGAGATCCGGGAGTACCGTCATCTGTGTATAGTGCAGCAACATTTGGACCTTCAAATGCACTTGAACGGACAACATAGAAACTCTGTTCACCAACTGATCCAATGCGTTCAACACGATTACACCCCATTCCAAAAAGAATACCAAGACCAAGAACAATACTCAAACACTTCTTCATACTAAAAATCTCCTTAAAAAACTTCTCTCTCGAATTTTTCTTTAAATACAGTCCTAAACAGCCAGTTCTGATTAGTCCATGATTCCTTAACATAAGTATTAGCCAATTCTTCCGCGTACAATTCCTTCTGCTTATCAGTCATAAAAACAATATCGGTAAACATGGAATTGCCTCTGATATCATACAAACTTCTGATCTGCTTGTCAACCTCATTATTGATAGAATTATTTATTATAATTGAAGTCACCAACAATCCAATAAAAATTCCTATAAATGCGATCAACAAAATTCTTAATCGTCTAATTTTATACTTCATACAAATTTCTCCGAATTGTAAAAAGAAAGTAGTCAGTGTTTCATGGCTACTTTCTTGTTGTGTTTATGCAACGCTTTCAGGCGATTCGACTTCAACAACTTCCACGGTTTCACCACGGGGACGACGACCACGCTTGAGATGGGGAATTGCTCCATCAACAAGCATATCAGATGCCGGGTTGGTTGCAGATCCACGAACATGGTTGGTTGCGGGTGCTGCATTCGAAGCTGCCTTCAGAACATCTCCAGTGGAATTATCGACAAATCCAAGAGTCGTTCCTTCATTGTCCAAGACGCGAGTGTACTTGTATCCACGCCGAGAAGTGACGGGTGACATTCCAATATCTTGGCGAGCGTTATTCCATTCCACAACAAATTCATCAATACGAGTTTCATCAATCATTTTCAATTCTCCTGGGCTTTTGCCCTTTTTAGTGTTCAATTAATTATACGGTAAAATCATTTAAAAGTCAAGCTATTTTCAAAATAAAAATCAAGATCTCATTTTTAGAACTTCAATCACTTCATTAGCTAGAATAGGGAGATTATCCAATCCCACATTTGCAATTCCTTGAATAACCAAAGCTTGAACTTGAGAAACCCCCACAATATGATTTCCTTCAATATCTTTTTCAAAAATATCCGCTTCGCGTCGAATATCTTCAGCAATTTGTTCAAGTCTATGTGCAATTGCATTAGTGTGATTTACCAAGCGAGTATGAGCATTTACTTCCATCATTTTCTGAGCAACATTTTCAGTAGTCATTTCAATTCTCCTTTGAGGGGCTATTCCCTAAGACAAGTATAGCAGTAAAACATGTAAAAGTCAAGGGATTTTGAATAAAATTTAAAAAATTGGAGGATACGAAGCTTCTGTATTATCCCATTCCGGATCCTCATCATCTCGATAATCAAAAAGCTCATCTTCAAGCTCTAAAGCCCTTCCGCATAGAGCGGCAATAGCATTGATATTTTGAAATTCTGATGTTTCAATAATTTCTACAAGATCTTCTGTTGCATATGTATGATATTGTTCCATTTTTCTTCCTTTCAAAAAAGATGTGAAACTTTCATTCCACATCTTATATGGGTTTAACCCTTTAGAACTGCCAGAGGACGCAATTCATGCAAAATTTCAACCAAATCTGTCTGATATCCCATGACATCTTCCACATTCTTATATGCCGATGAAACTTCATCACGAACATCCGAAGCTCCAAAAACCTTGACTCCGTTCAACTGATCTTCCTGAGAAGGATCAATTCCATCATCAATTCGTCTCTTTGCTTCCTTTCGACTGAAGTTTCTACCCGATCCATGAGAACAAGACATAAAGGAATGACCATCTCCCTTTCCTCTTACAATGTACGACTTGGTACACATAGATCCAGGAATAATTCCAATCTGATTTTCTCGGGCAGAAGTTGCTCCCTTTCTATGCACCCACACATTCTTTCCTCTGTGATTTTCAATGGCTGCATAGTTATGGTGGATGTTAATCATTTCATCCATCATAGGAGCCCCATGAATCATACTTCTCAGCACTTCCAACACATTGAGCATCATTACTCGTCGGTTAAGATATGCAAATTCCAAAGCAAGATTCATTGCCTGGATATATCCCTGTCCTTCTTCGGAATTCACAGGAAGATATGCAAGATCAAGCGTAGGAAGGTCACTATGGTATAGCTCACACATTCTCTTTGCAAGACGATGATAATGATCTGCGATAGATGCACCAAAAGCTCTTGATCCCGAATGAATCATGATCCAAATATTCTTGTGTTCATCAATCTGAAGCTCAACGAAATGATTTCCATCTCCGAGTGTTCCAGACATTCGAACCAAAGAATTTTCATCGATTGGCTTCTTTCCAACAGGATCATATCGACCAAAAATATCTGCCAATTCATTAGCGGTTTCATCGAATCGCAATGCAGTATATTCATCTGACTTATGCCAGTTTGAACCAACAGGAATTCTAGTCTTCAATGTATTGAAAAGAGTATCAATATCAGAATCACTAAAATCCCCTAGATGAATACGAGTGTTCACAGCACACATACCACATCCGATATCAACTCCAACCGCGTTGGGAATCACATAACCATCACAGGGAACAACGGATCCAATAGGAACACCATACCCAAAATGTGTATCAGGCATAAGTGCAACATGACTATGAATAAACGGAAGACGAGCAACATTCATTGCTTGTTCAAGTGCTGACCGTTCATAATCCTTGGTCCAAACCTTGACAGGAACACGCATTCCAGAATTCTTATCGTAAACTACATGCTGCATTTTTATTCCTTTACTATGATGCAATAATTCTCTCGTAATAGTTAACCAACCAGGGCTCATCTACTCGTTCCTGAACTCCATTAATCATAAGAACGATATGACCAGAATACTTAAAAATGAAATATTTGGTATGATGATACCCTCTCTTATCAAATCTACAATCTTCCAAAAAACCAGCTTTAAGTTCTACAAGTTGCAGTTCAAAATCAGATGGATCGATATTTTCGATGTTCTCTCGAATAAGATCTCGCGTTTGAAATCTCTTAAAAAATTTCCACATAGAGATTCTCCTTTAAAACATTATATCCCTTATTTTATTAAAGTCAAGCAATTTCCTAAATAAAATTGGAGGAATATATGCTTACCAAAGACCTAACAGTATACACATGGATGAGATCCAGTGAAGAAAAATTCGAAAATATGTCTGAATCAATCGTTGTAGATCCTCGAAACAAGACACCCGAACAGCTTGCTAACGATACCAAGCAAAAAATAGAAGAAATTCAACCCAATAAAATAGGGCTACGATTCTGGAAAGAATTCAATGTTCCTGGATTGAGATATTCATTTGACAGATCAAATCCAGCAGAATTTATTAAAAATGGACCATTTATTGATGGAGTTTGGCAATATTGGAGAGATTACATTTGGCATCTTGTTCAATTAAACATATCCCCAGATTATTTTATTCATGATTTTGAAGATTCTCCACTTTATTGGAATATTCCTAAAGGAAATCAAAGAGAAGATTTTTTTCGTTCTATTTTCGATGATTCTGATGCCATGAGAAAGCTTCCAGAATCTGTACGAAATGTACAATTTGAAGATTTTTTCAACATAACAAATCCGGAAACACGAATTGCAATTAACGATTACAACGATCATATCATTGATGAAACCGCCGATGCTATTCGAAGAATATTTAATCGACCAATGTTTCCAATGTTCGGTAAAAGCATTCCACACTCTAACTATGCAGATTTAAATTTAACTGATGTGATGTATACAGATACAAATTGGAGAGTAAGAGCAGATTCTGTCACTTCTCGGTCTTCTCCAATATTTTACTTTGATAAACCATCTGAACATTTTTTCAAAGATTATACAAAGAATCCCAGATGGAATTTCTTTATTTTCCAATTAAATATATGCAGACAATGTGCGGATAATGGAATTGTAGTGCCTTGGATTGCTCCACCAGGATATGGAAGATATGGAAAAAATTCATGGACAAGAAAAGAAGATATGTCTAAAGAAATTGCATTGTGGACTGCTATGCATAAACATCTATTCCATATGGGGATTGATACTATGATTCTTTGGAATCCAGATTCTTCATTCTGGAATCCAAATGCAGAAATGACAGATCAATTTATGGATAGATTCTATGAAACCACAAAAGTAAATTCCAGGAGATTAAAAAATCTTCCGCTCATTGAATATGATGCGGAAGAAGTAATTACTGGTGATTATGTTTTGAAATATGATCAGGTCAAAGATCTATATTAAGTAAATCAAAATCATTTGCTGAGATGTAAATTGGTTCTAGTGCATTTGCACTTTTAGCAATTTTAAGATATCTTTTTGCCAAAAAGAATTCTTTTCTATAATTGATCGTAGTATCAAAAAATATATTGCGATTAAACCAATCCCAACAATTTTGTTTGAGTGACAAATGTGATCTATTATTATGATAAGCAGATCTTCTTCGTACATATTTTTCAGAATCTTTTGCTTCTTTCTTGAGTCGAGTTTCAACTTCTTCAATGGTTTCTTGTGTCCATGTTCTAAAAAAGAATCCACGGTTTCCAATCATAAATCTTGGATTAGAACCAATATACATTCTTTGAGATTCTAAGGATTCTCTATTCTTTTCTATGGCTCTGTTTTCTTCAATTTTAATTCTTTTGAGACACACATTTCTTAGAGTTTCTTTTTCTATACTCACATATCCATCAAACATATTATTGCTCTCCATTCAAATGGGTTAATTGCTTACGAATCTCTCTTTTTAGGTGTAGAGATAAGGCCAATACAGGTTCAAAATAATAAAATCTTTTAGCTGCTTTATGGCAAATAATCGTTGCATCCATAAGATAATCATATTTCTTTGTTGAATTCCATTGTTCCAATTCATGAAGTGTTTTGATGTTACACAATCTATCTGCAAGCTTCACAATAGCAGTATATCTAGAACAATTTTCCATCATATACACGATTTTATCGGTTTTTGAATCATATTGGGTTTGAACCCATTGATTTAAATCCATTTCATTTGTAAATAAAATAACAGATTGGGAATGTTCCATGCCCGACAATTCTTTTTTAATTCTTCCAATGGTCCAATCTTCACAATCTTCTACTACATCATGAAGAAGAGCAATACATCCAATAATAAGTCGAAGTTCCGATGAATCATCATACTCTTCGGGAATTGCCGCAACTGCACGAGCATATACTTCCAAAACATGATTAAAGAAATATGATCCCCCACCAATTCGAGTCTGACCTTCATGAGCTTTCATCGAAATTTCAAAACATTTTGCCAACATTTTATCCATTACAAAACCTTTTCACATAATAATTAATACTACTGTCAAAACAATTTGAAAGAAAAACATCACATAAACAGGAAATTGCCCCTCTTCAATAAGATGTGAATTTCCTTGTACCCGAACGATCATAAATTCAAAAAGGACATACAGCCAAAACAGCAGCATGAATCCGCCAATGACTATTGACAACCAATTAAAAGCAACAACATCGTGTGTCTTATAATTGATGTATGTAAACATAAAATCTTCGGACTTGATCAAAATGTACGGAGTATTTTCCATAATCTATTATATCAAAAAATCCCCGAAAGTCAAGCTTTCAGGGAATGTTTTAGTATTGATCTTTCTTGCAATTATGCAATTCCTCGTTCCGAATTTGCATTCGAAGTGCAAGCTCATTTACAAGCATTGTAGTGGTGAAATCATCAAGCCAACACTTATTAAGATTACGCCTACACAAAGAGATTAATAGTTCATCTGGAATATCTTTTACGCTTTCATATTTCATTACATAACTCCAAATTTCTCAATCTTAATTTCTTCAATTCTTTCAAAATAACCACCCCAAGGATGATATTTTTCAGGATCAAAAGTATTCGAAAGAATGCTTTTCTCAATTTCTCTAGCCTGTTCAATTGTTTCATAAATACCAACAATTGCAAGATTTCCCGAAGAATTACCGAAAGTATCACCACTTGAATAAACAACAGCAAGAACATAAACTTCAGTTGAATCAAAATCAACAGAAAACTTTTCATAGGAAAACTGAAAGTTTTCAGGAAATTCAGAATAAACTGCTGTTAATTCAGGATCGTATCGAGTACTCCATTCATAATCATAAGCCCCTGGGCCATAATGATTGGATGTATCTTCAAAACAGTTCATTTCATATGTAACATACAATTTTCTCATTTTTATTTACCTTTATTTCTCATGAATTTTAATCACGCCTTCAGCAATATTTTGAAGAGTTGACTCAACATTCAACATATGAGTTTGATTTGTTCCTATATGCGTAGCAGGAATTTCAATAACTGGAGTATTATCAATAGGATCCGGATAAATTGTAATGGCCCCGAGAATAAAGTTTCCAGCGGGGGCAACAAGAATGGTTCCTTGAGTCAACATGATAATTCTCCTTTCCCATAGTATAGTAGTAAAACATGCAAAAGTCAAACAATTTAATCTACATATTCATCAATAAATTCAGAAAAAGTGTCATAAATACGCTCTGCCATTTCATTAATTTCATTTTCAGAACAGAAAAATGAAATTGTTTCTTCGTCTTCATAGATACGATCAAGTGAATCATTAAGAGATGGGGGATTTAGATAATATGCACTATCTGTAATCCAAGCATAACCACATAGTCCACCACCGTTACGATGTTCGAATACCACGATATTCATACTCTTACAAATTTCAGGAATTCCAAGAGTGAATACCATTCCCCTTTCTCGGCCATTATACCAAGGGGAAGTTTTAAAAAGAGTAAGTGGAGTAAGGGAAGAACTCATTTCTTCACTCCGACCATTAAGCATCTGAGCGATTGCTTGGACAGAAGGTGCAATTCCAAATGTAAAATCAACAATGTTCATGATAATTTTCCTTTTTGTATACTATGTTAAAATCCCTGAAAGTCAAACACTTCCAGGAAAATATTTAATAAGTATGATAAATATCCATTTCAATCTTAAGGACATCATCTTCTTTGAGAATGCCGTTTTCAACGAGAATACCAATCAATGAAATAAATCCATTTTCCATACGGGCAATTCTCATACATTCTCTAGAATCACGCTCATAAAAGTCAGGTGAATCAGATGTAACATCGTGGATTCCTTCTTGGAGAAGAGTTTTAATAGTATCCATATTCATGGTATTTCTCCTTTCCCATAGTATAGGAGAAAAACATGTAAAAGTCAAGTCAATTTGATAAAATAAATTGAGAAATTTGATCTGCTCTATGGAGAGAAGTATGCCCCTCCATGACCTTTAAATAGCCATTTTCGGCTATTCTTTCTCTTTCAGAATCATTCTTAAGATAGTACTCAATAAGTTCAACCGCATGTTCTGGTGAGTCGTAATATACGATATCCTCTCTATCAACAAAAAGATCTTCAAGTCCTGTATCCTTCGAAATCCTATCTGTCAGGACCATTCTTTTACATCCCATACCTTCGAAAATTCTTCTGGTTATTTCATCATATCTAGAATCTTGGAGAATAATTTTTCCTGTTCGAAGCCATTCTCCATTTTGCAATCCGATTAATCCAGTCGCATTTTTAAATTTTTCTGGACCAACAAGATTTTGAATGACACTTGCTCTTTGTCTTCCTCCACACATAGAACTGACAACATCATTTGTAATTTCTTGATCTGGTTTGTCGAAAAAAATCTTTTCATCACACCAATGAGTCATCCATTCAACATTAACTCCACGAGTTTCATACATCTCTACACATCGGAGATCGGGAGTGAGGACAAGATCAGAATTTGTACTAAATGAAAGAGTGTGATTATAGCATTGAGGTTCATCACCAGCTTCTTGAATTAATAGAGCATCTCCCATAACTTCTTTATTCCAGTAATTTTCTGCTCCTGGAAGTGGTCCAGCATTAAAAAGAACAAGAGCATCAGCTTGAAAATCATCTTCAAGATAATCTCTGAATCCTTTTGTCTTGTCTCCTTTAAGAGTACAATATTGCCTCATCTCATATCGAAAAACATTTTTGAGATGACTATAAATCCCATAAGGAGTGCACCATTGATCTGGTTGATTTGGATCATAATCCCAAAACATCGCAATTTTTTTAGTCATTTCTATTATCCCATACTTGCCCGTTTAAATGATGAACTGAGGCTTTCATTCCCATATTTCCAAATAGGTTAATCGTATAATCTTCTACATTGTGTTTTTCTTTAAGATTTCTATTGATTGGACCTTCAATAAATGCCCCATGTTCTCCCCACCAATCAGGAATTTCTCTTGCATATGGCTCGAAGAATTTTTTCCAATATGTTTTACTGGTGATGAATGGATTATTAGAATAGAGACTTGTTCTTAAAACTTGGCCTTTTGTTTCTGGAGATTCATATTCAACCCATACAAATTCATGGCCTTCATATGTTTTATTTTCTCTTTGGTTAAATCTAAGCATGACATCTCTTCCCAATGGAGTATGCCATAATGTACTTGCTAAAATAGATTCTTGCTTTTCTCGAATAAAGTCAGAATCTGAAAATACCCAATCATGCTCCCATAACATAAACCATTCGGTAGGAGAATGATCAATGAGATTCAAAAAGTTTCTAGTTGCTGTAACAGTTGTAAGAGGTTTATCTTCAAGTTTAGAATCTGTTGTTATCACAGTATGGCCCAATTTCTTGAGATTTTCCAAATACTCACAAGAAAGATCATCGTCTTCTTTATGATCCAATCCAATCACAAATTGTAAATCAAATAAAGTTAATGATTCTTGAATGTTTTTGATCACCTTTTCAATCAAATCGGTATATGGAGCGGTTCGATTTTGTTGACGATGATTTTTGTATGGTCCAATCTGTTCAACCTTGACTGCATGTGTAGGAATAAGTACAGTTAGTTCATTTCTCATGATAGGTAGATCCTTTCAAATGTTTTCATGATCTTTTCTGAAGTGAAATCTTCATATGCATTCCAATCACCTATTTTTGCTTTCCCTCCACGATCAAAATAAATTAAAAGATTGACCAATTGATCTTCAGTCGTATATTGATACATCTTAGAACCCAAATAATCTATATGGGCTCTTTCTCGTGATTCTGACCATGTGATTACAGGTTTATTTGCAGATGAAAATTCAGCAACAGCAACTCCAAAAGATTCTCCTTCTACTCGACAATGAAGCATAAAATCAGATGTGTTAATAAATTTTCTTTTATACTCTGCATCTGCTGTTGTTCTTGCATGAAATATTCTTGGATGAGAGGGAACATTCGGAGTATTTTGGAACAAAAATCCTATATTTTCATTTTGTTCCAAAGCCTTTACAATTGCATTATTAGCAAACCAAAGATTCCAAGTATCTTCACCACCAGTTCTTGCAAAAATAGTCATTTCTTTAGGAATTCCTAATTCTTCTCTCAAATCTTCTTTTGTTTCATGAAGACGAATAGGGATTGGAACAGCATTTGATCCATCACCACCACAAAATTTATCTACCCATCGAGATACATGGGAATATCTATGACCATAGGCTTGACTTGCAGGAGTTCGAACACCTGTTTGTTGAATCAAATTCTTCATACCAGGAAAATCATAATCCGGGTTATACCCCTCACTTCGAATCTGAAAAACATACTCATAGCCAAGACTCGGAATAATATTCTTTGCTTGATGAACATCATCAAACCATGCCATTGTAAGTCCATGATCTTCAAATTTTTTGATTGCGTCTGGATGATTGTGCTTGTTATTTCTGGAAAAAGCACAAAGAACATCATGACCAAGAATATCTCGACATCCAATAGCGAATTCAAAAATGGTAATTCCAGTTCCTCGAATATCACAATGATCAGAATAAAATACAATTTTTTTCATTAATTTTCTCTCTTATACAATTGGGAATTAGGAAGCTGATCATACATGTCTTTGAACTTTCCATATTTCTGATAAAAAAGATCCTGTATTTCTTCTGACTGATCAGTCCAACAAGAATTTCTTTTTATAAATTTAAATTTGGATGGATCGATATCCAATCCCCAAAAATCAATAATCGATTTTGGACCTTCATATTTAAGAGTATCATATCTTACAACCAGAAGATCATAGTTTCTATTTACATTATTTACATACTCCAGATAATGATCTTCCAGCATGAAAGGATCATTGGGATCTTTCAAAAACTCTTCCAGTGTAATTTTCTTCTTATGGAAATATCCATCATTTCCTTCCATATGTTTGCAATGAGATTCAAGGAATTTTCCTCCTTGATCGTTTCTCCTGAAAAAAGAAAGAATGGTATCATATGGATTTGCAAAAAGATACACAATTTTTGAATTTGCCTGAAAGCTATTTGAGTTTCTACGATGATGATCTCGTTTCGAATAGCTTGACCCCATAAAATCTATAAGAGCATGTGTTCCACACGCTCCTGGGGTTATGATGTATCTTTCTGACATATACTTTTACCTTAGAGAAGAATTAAAGAGATTAGTTTCAGATCCTTGATGAACCAAAGAAGGTTCCCACCAATAAACATTCATTTTATGTTTTGCCTGAAGATATCCAATTTCCCAATCTGAACAGAGATCAAACGGAAAGAAATCATCTGCGAGTTTCTTGGCCGCTTCTCTTTTGATAAGAATAGAATCTGCACAACGAGAAGCTGGATGATCCATCAAATATGCATATTTTCCAATTTCAAGATTTTTAGGATGTAAATTTGCACCAGATCCCATATAGATAACATCCCAATCATCTGGAGTGTTATGCAAATATAAATTCATATTTTGAAGAAAATGTGGGCATAAACAAGCATCATCTTCAAACAGCAAAGAATATGGATTTGGATTTTCTGCGATCAATCTAAAAACTCTTCCGAATTTTGCTGTTAATGATATTTCTGCTTGATTTAAAAATCGGGGACGATGTTCTTCTGTATTCCAACCACCAATCCGGACCTTTTCAGTAAATCTAGAAGAGTTTACACCATCGTAAATTCCTTCTAGATTATCTTCCTCATCGGTATACCAAACAACATCACAAAATTTTTGATGTTCAAATTGATATTCCATAAATTGTCTTCTCTCTGGCAATTTATCATAATGTAAAACATAAGTTGTTGGAATCATAAAATACTCTCTATCTTTGCAAGAACATTAGTGGGCATGATAAAATCTGGAAACTTATTATCGTGAAACCACGGTTGAGATAAGATATGCTGATATAGCTCATCATCTTCATGAATTTCACGCATTCTATGTATAACCTCTTCATCAGTCATGGTATTTGCATTGATGAAAGAGTCTGGATTAAAATCAGTCTTTACAGTTGGATTTCCCCAATAAACTGGAATACTTCCAACCATCATTGGATGGAATATTTTTTCGGTTTGATATCCACTTGCTTGTTGATTCTCAAATGAGATGGTAAATTTAAAATTTGACAAATAATCTACTTTATCCTTTGTATCTCCACGACCGGGAAGTTTTGTTCCGGTGTTGTTAAAAACAGATCCAGCAGAATGAATCATACCCGGAAATGCCTCGGTCAATTTAGGGAATATAGTAACTCTACGGGCTTTGGGTTGTGTGTATACAAAATTACAAAATAGATTCTTGAATCCGGAGAATTTCTTAGAATTTAGAAGATATTCTGGATCATGGAGATATGCATGATCTCTTTCTTGAATGTATGGACGATCAAACCAGTTAATAAGGAGAGACCAAAGAGGAAGTCTGTAGTTCTTTCCTCCATGTGATGCATAATCGAATGTGAATCCGAGATCAGCAACATTCCAATCAGGAAGTGTGTTTTCTCCTGTGTAATAGATCTTTTTACATGGTTTATCCATGTATCTACGAATATCTCCACGCCTCATATAATCAACAGAATAGAATACAATATCTGGATTTTCAAAATCAATAATCACATTGTATTTTGTTGATAGAAGATTATAAAAATAATTATCGTCCTGGAACAGATTAGGCCAAAAATCTACAAAACATATTCTAATTGTATCTTTTTTCATGCCCAAATCCAATCACTAACATCCCATCTTTGACCACCAGCAAAATGTCTAATTATTGTTTCGCTTGGGTCTGATGGTTGAATATAGTATCTCTCTTGAGGATTTACAAGAGTCGTATTCCATTCTGGTCCTAAAACATGCACTCTTTCGTGTAGTTCTCTTACAGAATATCGAGTTTCATCCGTAAAGTGTGAATGCCATCCATAATTCGGCATATCCAAAAATGGAACCCAGCTATGATGACACACACCAGAAAGAGTATACCAAGCAGCTTGTTCTCTGAATCTGGACCAATGATAATCATTTTGCATCTTCATCCAAAGTTCTTCACTAAGAATATGGCGAATCATATTTACAGACCAATCATTGATCTTAAGAGAATAATTTCCCATGCAATGCGTATTTCCATTATCAATGGAGTATGCAAAAGTTTTATCATTAGGATAATCTTTACCGATTCTGGTGATAACCATATCTGCATCTAAATGTAAAAGAGTGTCTTCTTGTCGAAGAACACCCTCATTAATCATTTGTACAGGTATAGTAAATTTCCACCATGTTGGATTACCTCGAAATATATCACCGCCTTTACTGACAATATATTCGTATCCATGTTCATCTGCAAATTCTTGATTTCTCGGAGAGATTTGATTATCAAAAATAGATTGCCTCTCGTCTTTGTAATTCGCAATAACCAACATGACTTTTTTACTCATACTATAATCCTTTTGAATTAACACACAACAAAACTGCCATCTTCATTCCTAGCTCATCTGGTCTAAATCTAGCAATTATGCTATTATTCTCTGTAAAATGTGGGTCAACATCTTTTAGGGTATAAAGATGTTTGCTTGACATATTTTGGAAAACAATTATTTTGTTTCCCTCGTAATTTGTACAATCTGGAAAATTAATTTTAGCAATCAAATATGAATCTATTTCCCTAACCTCTAAAATATTAAAATTTTTGGGATTAGGATTTCCCTTTTCTATATTTGTTCCATTTGAGACCTTAAAAATAGACACACCCATTAGTTCTTCTCCAAATATCTAGGCGAGACAAGCTTAAGAATAACTCTTCCAACAGAAGAATCATACATCTCTTCAAATGGACGAATAACCACGCCCTCCATCATATGAGCATTCTTTGGATCCATCAATTGAGTATTGCCCAAAATGATTTCCGAAAAGAGTTCGATGTTCATTGGTCCACTATAAACAAGAGGAACCCATTCGATACCCTTTCCAATTTCTCTGGAATTAGTGTAATCAATCCATTCACCATTTTGAAGAAGATCAAACGCCCGGAAGAAAATTTGTCCACCGATCGCACCATACTTTAAATTTTGAACATTACCAAATACTTCACCATATATGGTAATGTCTGGATTTGCAGTACACCATTCCTCAATCCAAGGATTTTGTTCTACTGCTCTCCACCACATACAGGTACTATCTCTTTTCTTCCATTGAGTTCTTGTACCGGCACGCATACGCCCGTCTGTAAATACAAATCGAGCATTTGCACCATGAATTTTCTCGGTTACAATAACCTGAGTTTCACCATCTACCAATAGATCCGTGTATCTCTGATAGTTTTCGATATCGTATTTCGGATAAATTCCTTCTGGTGCGGATTCATTATCTCCAGAAAAAGTGTTTTCTGGTGCTTCATATCGAATGATTCCAAGAGCTTCCATAGCATTATCCCCTACCTGAAGATTTAATTCTTCAGGCAAAGGAATCAAAAATCCATAGGAATAACGACCACGAAACTTCTTTGTTCGAGTACGCTGCCACTTTGTTGAAGTTGGTTTTAGAAACTGAAATGGATAAGTATCTGGAACCCAATAATCAGGAGGAATATGAACAGCCAATTGACCATCTTCCCAATCATCACTCCGTAAAGCTACTTCATATCCCATAATTTCCATAATAGAAAGAGAATCCGCATTTGGGTGTGGACTCTTTTTAATCCGTACTACCGGACAAATATGTGTAGACATGTATTATTCCTTATATTCAAACTCTGCAAAATTTCCACCGCTTGCTTTGTGTTTCGTAAGCTTTAGAAGTACATCATACCCTTCATCAGTAAAAGATACAAGTGGATTAATACCACTTCCATTGTTTTTGATAAATCCAGCAGCTTCGATATCATGGAGACAATCGTAATCATCATGATCATCAAGAAGATATTCTGGATCTCTATTTTCAAAATAACCTTTCAATCTAGATCCATATTCTGGTTTCCACATGTTATTAAACTTACCTCGCATATGTTGAGGGTTTGTAGTTCCTTGATAATCAACCACTCTTGTACCAAGATATGCAAACAAAGACCAATGATCTTTTCCCCATCTACTGATTTCAATTGCATCCATTACTATTATCTCCAGATTCGAGTTTTTCCAGTTTTTCTTCTAGATTTTGAATATGATGAGAAGCCATAAAAAGGATTTCTTTATCAATTTCCGATTAAGTCTTGATACTTCTGAGTAATTTCAACATATAATCACTTTTCATTTTTTAACCTTTTTAGATTTTCAAAATAATTTCTCTTATAGCCTGTCTCATAAGCAACATTTAGAAGAATTTGATTAAGCCAATACTTAAGATTGAATTCTCCGTTTTGAGTCGGAACACTCTCTGGACCCATAAATCCGTATCCAAGAATTTCAAGGGCGTGGAGAATTCCAAATGCCTCACACCAATAAGGGCAATTCACATCATTCAAAATTCTTTCGGGGTTATATCCCTTAACATCTACGATCCACCGCCGCATTCCTCGAATAAAAATTTCAACTCTGTTATACAGCTTCTGATATTCTTCGTCAGCCATTCCCGGAATTTGAGGAACATCAAGAATGTTAGTCATAAGACTCATAATAAATCTCCTTTACCTTATTATATCAAAAAATAAAGAAAAGTCAAGCTATTTTATAAAAAATTTCCATCCCTCGCCAGAGATGGAAATCCTGTCCCTTGGTCTTGCGTATTTCGTCGGCTTTCGAAAAACCTGTGAAATTTAATCAATCGAAGTATCATAAATTCACTTTTAAGGACATCTATATTTTGCCGATGTTCAAACTCTGATTCAATATGAATTTCATCCTTCATGGAATCATCAGAGAGTTAATACATTATAGATCTATTTCTCTAAAAAGTCAAGAATCTTCTTGTCTTTTTCTTCACTTTCTTTTTTTGCTTGAGCTTTCAGACTCTTTCTCAATGCTCTTTTAATTTTTCTTAAATTTCTTCGAGAAAATTCATATTTAATAACATCGTTTTCAGAAATAAATCCATTTTTACAACATATTCCAAAATAAACATAAATTGGTTTTCTTCGTCTGTCACAATCAATCACAATCACATTTGATTTTTCAGTACAAACTTTTGAATATTCAATTATATATGAATAATGTGAATAATAATCTAGGGCAGTATGTCTAAGTTTACAATTATCAAAATTATTTCGAATATTATCTAATACAATTTTTAAAATTTCTTTTCTAGTGGCTCTCATTCGTATTCCTTCCAATTTGGAATTTCCTCTTGAGCAATCTCAAGTTCCGTTTGTGAGTTTGTAAATCTCTTTCCACATGTAATACATTCTACTGTTTCAGTAATTCTATTTGATCCACCAGCGACGGGATTTCCATACTTATCATACACGATAGGAGAATGAACAGCCGTTGCAGACATTCCAAGACTAACAAATCTACAATCAAGACGATCACAATTAGGTACGGATTTCATTGTATTCTCCTAAAATTGCCCCGTTCATTTTCATAAACGGGGCAGTGTATGGTTACATTTGTGCAGTCTTTTGAACAGCACTGAATGTTGTGCGACGAACAATTCGTCCGTTTTCAAAAGCAACGGAAAGTAGAGATTCGTCCCCATCAGCCTCTGGAACAGTTTGAAAATCTCCGTTATCATCTCGAATCAGTCCCAAACGCCCTCTCTTGGATCTCTTAGATTGCATGGTCTTTGGATCCTTGTAGACATCGAACCACTCCCCATCCCCGTTCATCGATGAGGAACACTTCAGAGCGAATTGATGGGTATCTCGATTAGTGTTCTGAAGAAGGTTTCCACCCATTCCAAACACCACATTTCGACCATCGATAGCCCATCCAGCATCCTTCATGGCATTACAAACTTCTCCGATTGTCTCAAAAGACATGAAATCTCCATAGATGATTCCAATGTTTGGATGAAGTAGTTTGTATCCTTCTTCATTTCTTTCAATCGGGAAAGTCTTTTCCAAAGAATTCAGAATATACATCACTTGATCGATGGGATTTCCAGAATCTGGCCTAAGAACAACACGGACATTTCCATGAACAATTCGATCTCGATATACCTTTCCAATATATTCATCAACAAATCGGTAAGTATCATACGAATCCATAACAATCGAAGCAATACCTACAGCGTTATCAAGATATTGACCGATAGCTGCTTCTTCTCCCGATTCAAGGTGAGTTGTGGTTGTGGAATGCTCCGTAGCAAAAACACTCATACCAGTTCCATATTCTGCATCGTAATACTTCTGAGCAAACAAGATTCCTCGAAGGGTATCAGTTCCCATGAAGTTTACAAGGTGGGCCATCCCACCGATACCAGCAGATTCTTCGGATGAAACCCCACGATATCCAAAATCATTCAAATGGAATGGAGAAACTTCTCCACCTGTAAGTGCTGCCTTTGCACGAAGAAGATCATAGATGCTTCCAGAATAAGAAGCAACAGAAATTGGATACCAAAGCTTCATCAAAAGAGTTTCAATGACATTAGTAATCCAAGGAAGTTCAGGATCTGTATTTTCGATTGTAAGCATCACATTTTGCTTACCAATCCAAGTCCCTTCTTCAACAGCCCGAATACGAACAGGCAATCGACCTCCATGCATATTCACAATACGCAACCATCCAGCATAGTTAAAATAATTATCCGTTCCGAAAACAGATTGTGCAAATTCTCGTGCCTCATCAACATCTTCTAGAGATACAACAGTTCCTTCAAGATATTCACGAAGATAGTACTGCAACCCGAAAAACAAAGTACTGTCACCGTCACCACCACGAGACTCCATGTATGAATATACATGCCGAGTTCCTGGGGGATATTGGAGCCAGTGAGTCAGCTTATATGCATCAGTTCGCAAAATAAAATTATTCATGTTCATTAAAATATTCCTTTAATATAAATCGTTTTAGGTATACTCGTTTGTCATTTCACATGAAGCAAACAAAAGTGCGTCAGTCATACTCATATAAATGCGATTGTTTTTATATTTTTTTTGAGAAAATGCACGGGTTGTGACTCTCCATGCCCAGGGCTTAAAGCATCGATCACGAGTATCATCACGATCAATAGCTTTGGAAAACAATGGAATTCTCAAACAAAATTGAACCCTAACTTCATAAGCATTCACATAATCAATCATTTTAAAATTCCTTTATTAAGAATTTGGTCTAATTTTCTTCCAAATTATAGGAGAAAAATCCTTTTTGTCAAGCATAGCGAACAAAATTGGTGCAAATTCTGGATATTTTAATGCTTTTTGAGCAAATTCTTTCCGATCAATAGTCAAAGGATCGGACATTAAATCCCAAACCTGAAGCATCAAACTTGCAAACGCAGCCTTTGATTTCCAGAAAATTTCGTTGTATTGCTCTACGATTTCATTTCGCATTTCCTGTAACCATTCCATATGCTCATCTGGACACACGGATACAATATTATCGTAGACTCCATCACGCAATGCTTCCCACACTCGAAGAGGGGTTAGTTGAGTAATGATTCTATGATCACGAATATAATTTTCAAATTTGATCTTGAGCCGATTTGAAAAATCATTGGCATCTACAACAACATATCCTTCTTTGTTCTTTGTATTTTCATGCTTGTATTCTTCAAACAAAAATCGTAGATTTCCACATCCAAGTTCTTTGAATTCACAAATTTCAAAACCATTTTTCCGCATTTGGTCAAATATACTCACATCATTGTTGGGTCCATTTACACTATTCACGCCAAAAAACACGAGAGATTCTTTTCCTTCATAATCCAGAACAATTTTTGTTTCTGGATGAATGATTTCAAACATGTATGTAAGACCTTCCACCGGAACAAAATCAGAGTGATTAGTGCGGAGAATATTTGTTGCAATAATAGCACCAGAACTATCAAAAGATCCACGAGATGCAATTGAAAGCAAACCAGACTTTGGTTCTCTATAAAGAATTCCCAACCAACCATCATGCTTTTCCTGTAGGAAATATTTGGTCGGTGTATGCCAAGTACTATCAGGATTTGCCATTTCTTCTTCAATATTGAAGAACTTAGCATAGGGCAAAGCAATGATGTTCAAATCATGATCTAAAATAAGACCTCTACATTGTCTTGTTACAGAATTCCATGTTCTAGAATATTGTGCTTTTGCAGTATAATTGTAAATACGAAGATCCTCTGTAGGATGATCACGAACAGAAACAAAGCCATCTTCAATGGCTTGTTCAAGTTCTACAATTGTAAATCCTAAAGATTCAATATTCATTATGAATTCCTAAAAGATAAATCCAGCAAACAAAATTAAAGAAAATATAGCTAATACCCATATAATTTGGATCACTATAGATACAGTTGTCCAAATTTCACTTGTTCTATGTGTAGTACACTTCATTGAAATATAGTCTCCTAAAGCCAGAGGCCATACAATAGGAAGTGTTATAATAGATATTGTTCGGGATATAAATAATGCAATTCTATCAAAAATATTCATGGAAATTCCTTTATAAAATCAATGCTGAAATAATTCCTACAATTAAAGATATACATGTAACCATTATACCTAACACCCATAAAACTTGAATAAGTGCCATAATATGCAAAAAACAATCAACAAGATCTTTATTCCATGAATTATAAATTTTAGGAATAGCCCAATCTACAATATAAGAAGGCCAATCTATAATATAGTTTAGAATTTTAGTCATAGCAATTTTTCATATGCAAAAGTAAGTATATAATCAATAATACAATGAATGATAATTAAAGGCCATACAATTAAAGTTATAATATTTACAATGCCCTTTCCAGATTCCATATATTCATATAAACGAGTATTACGAAAACTAATCACCCCCAGAAAATACATTGCCACACACAAAATGAGTGAAATCATTATTAAAATCCTTTATAAAAGAACAGCTATACAAACTATAAGAAACATTACTATAGCAAAAATGAAAAAAGTTGCCCACAAAGAAGTCAAAAGCACCCCAATAGATTCAAATAGCTCAACATTGTTTTCATTTTCACATTTTGATCCAATAAGTTGAAATAATCTATAGGGCTGTAAAAAGATTATTTCTATTGCTAACCGAATCCAATTACCAATCTTATCTATAAATTTCATTTAATTTTCCTATAAAAAATCCTACACTTTACAGTATAGGATTCATAAATCATAAAGTCAAGTTAATTTCAAAGTATTTTTGCATATAAATCATCTATATGCAGCATAAGTAGAGTTTGACCTTCAAGTTCTATTTCTGTTCGAGCAACAGCAGCAAATGAAACCCTCGATCCAACTGTAATAAAATCAGGAAGATCATCTCCTATGGCAACAACAGTTCCTGAATTTACACTTTTATTTGATGTTTCAGGAATAAAAAGTCCTGATTCAGTTTTTTCTTTTGCCTTATCACGAATAACGGCCATAAGATTTTTGTTCGGGCGAATTTTATTTGACATATCCATATTATTCTCCTTTAAATTTCACATGTACCACCGGCACATGCAAGTTCTTCTGAACCCTTTGTCATGTTATGTTCTTCAATCATCTTTGTGTAATCTACAGGCTTATGCTCACGAATAATATCATGCCACAGTTTGTTATTGAATACATCCTTGATCATATATGTGTATTGGCGAAGATTTCCATCCATGTACTTTCCGGCAAATGCTTTTGATTTTGCAATCCAATATCTCTTTCCAGATAGATTTGTTACTGTCTGATCAAGCCAAACATCTAATTCTTCATTGATAGATCGTGGAGAAAGTCCTCTTTCCTTCCAATCTCTTTTTTGCTCTGGATTGTCCCATTCAAAAGTAATCTTTGCCCTCAATGCCTGGGCATCAATGATTTCTCCGTATCCGAGAAGACACGATGATGCATCCCACAGGTTTGGAAAGTACTTCAAAGCTGATTCAATTAATCCCGAAGAGAATAGAGAACATTGTCCATATTCTTCAACGATTTGATCTGCCGTAAATACTTCACAGAATGGAGCCTGATTATAATCCTTATCACCAGTCATTGATAAGAAAGATATACCAGCAAAATGTTGTCTATTTTCATAGATATAATCCCAAACACTATCCCATTCGTCATCACGAACACGAACAGTATTTGAAACATTATGTCTCATTGTAGGTTCTGAACAAAGTTCTTCATTTGTCCCGTATTCTACCCAATTCATTTGAGTAGAAAGAACTTTAGAGAGAAATTCTAATGCCGTGAGATTCTTTTCTTGAATAACATCATCATCAGATACACAGCAGAATGTGATTACATCGTCCGTTCCTCCACTAGACCACACAGAATGCTCTACAGAAGTTGGATTAATATTCTTGTAAAATCCGACTGGATTTTCTGATTTATTTGCTTGAATTCTACGAAGGATATACTTTCCTTTACCGGCATGACATCCTGAAAGTGCCGCAAGTCCCAACATAGTTGTTGTAGATCCTTCTGGTTTTACGCATGTATTTCTAGCAGCTTGATTAATGCCGATAGCCTTGGCAATTCGTTGATTCATTCTGCGAACTTTAGAAGCAGCATTTCTTTGAGTTTCAGGATCAAAAAGAATATCAGGATTTGTCATCATTCCAGTAATAGAAACACCAATAAGAGCTTCTTTCCGGACAATTTCTTCTGTTACTCTGCCAAGATATGGAAAATCATGGAACCCAGCTTGAAGTGTTCCGATGAGAGATGCCATTTCAGCAGCATGATAAAAATCAGTTTTGTTTTTAACCAAACTACCATTAATTGTGCTAAGATTACAGAACTGCCATCCAGATTCTCCTTGTTCGTTATAGCAATAGAACATAATTTCAACACAATTATGTGATGTTATTCCGTTTGCATCAAAAGCATGTCTATCAGAATCGATTGTACAATCATATACCTTTTCAATCCCAGCAGATCTAATTCCGGTAACTCTAGAGGTAAATGATTCTCTATTCAAAGTTCTTGTGTATGAATTGATAAGAGAGTCAAGCTTTTCTTGTTTCTCTGGATCAGAAAATCCAATAGTTTTAGAAAATCTCAGAATATTTTCTTTAGAAACAATCAATTCATGAACAGCTTTACAATAGTACTTTTTTGTATTTCCATGACCATCAGGCATTTCCCTATAACCAGCTTCTCGTCTATTCTCATAGATCTTAGAAACCACTCCCATACGAAGAAGCATTCGTTGACCTCTACGAAGATTTTCAAGAGAAGTAGAAGTAAGACGAATACTTACACCCTTTTTAGTGTTTCCTTGTACGGATCCATCTGCATCAAACCATCCAGATAAAAATCCCTTATGGAAAGAAGATGATGTTTTCTCTACAGAATCGGTAAGTACTTTTGTCTTATCAATATCAAATTCTGAAGCTAAATCATACAATCCTCTACTTGAAATTGTTATTTTATCATGTGGGACGAATGACTTTGCAGATCCACAATGAGATCTGCATGAAACAGATTCATGTAGTAAATCTACTGCATACTTTCTCATATGTTCTTTTGTTTCCCCCCAATAACACAGATACGCAGTATCATCATGAAATGTTCCATCTCCAACGAGAGATCCTAGCAACCAGCCATCAGAATACGATCCCTGACCATCCCAAGAGGAAAATTGGCGCTGATCTTGAAGCTTGATAGAGTCATTTTCATTAAGAAGATGAATAGGAACCCATCCACTTTCTTCTGTTTCAATAAGATGGTTTGCGGTTCCTCGAAGAGTATAACCATGATCAGTATGAATCTCAAATACTTCTTGAGTTCCCGTATTATAAAACCCTTTCTCGGTTGACTGTTCAATTTTTCCATCTACAACAGCTTCAAATTGAGTTCCCATCAAATCAGAAATCATTCGTGGACCATCAGATGTATGAATCCATGTATCATCAGTAAGGCAGGGATTGAAAATATATTCAAGACTATCAACCCATAAGAATCCAGGCTCACCGAATTGCTTGGTGTATTCCTTAAACTTTTCAAATTCTTTTCTGGTAATTTTATTTCGAAGAAGCATTGCAGAATTATTGGATCTCGCTCTTTGTGGGTTTTCAATAAACCAGTTACCAGACTTTGCTTGAATCATTTCCATATCATCATGAGAAAACATACAAATCGTAGCAGATCTTCTCACACCACCAGACAATACGGCATCTGCAATATGCATCACCATATCATAAGCGTGAATAGGACGGATGTTTTTGACTTGAGATTTTACCAGACGATCAAGAAGTTCTTTGATTTTTTCAAGAGTCTTCTGAAGACCGGCAGGACCGGGGGCTCGCCCAATTCCATGAGAAAACGGAGAACCTTCTGGACGGATTTCAGTATAATCAAAAATAACATGACTATCTGCATATTCTCTAAATTTCTCTATTGGTTCTGAAAAATATGATGATACCAAAACACCAACAGCATCAGCCCATCCTTCAATAGTATCTGGAATTACAAATGTCTTCAAAGTTCTAGATTGAATCTGATCTTGAGATTTTAATCCTGGAAGTTTTGCAATGTGATGCTTCTGAACAGAAAATCCAGCCCCTGTACCACAGAGAAGAACATACATGCATTCATGAAAGAAATCAAGACGATCAACATATGATCCAGCACAGTTGTAAACTCTCAGATTATGCTTTTCAACAGCCTTTCCAGCAAATTGCAAAAGTCGTTGAGATCCTAAAATTTCTTTGTTATTAAAAGCCGCATGTAACTCATTTTGAATAATATCTTCCATTTGAGGATATTTCTTAGTAAGACACTTCATTACTCTATTTGTTGCTTCTGGCCAAGATTCTCGTCTCTTCTTTGATTTATCGTACATGGCGTACTTTGAAACGAAGCAGTAATCTGCCATATCATTATTTTGATTTTCTATAGGGAAAGAAATATTTGACATCGACTCGTAACTCCTAAAACTTAAACCGCCATATCTGCTTTGATAGACGGATGGGACTGATAATCATTTAATTGAATGTCTTCGATTGTAATATCATAAATTGATTTATTTGGTAATTCAACCGTGGGGAATTCATACGGGGTTCTACTAATTTGCTCTTTTGTTTGATTTATATGATTTGAATATAGATGGATATCTCCACCATTCCATATGAATTCATCGGCTTCGAGACCAGTTTCCTTTGCAATCATATGTGTTAATAGAGCATAACTCGCAATATTAAAAGGAACACCTAAAAACATATCACATGATCTTTGATATAACAAACAAGATAATTTATTCCCTCTTACAAAGAACTGTGCAAGACAGTGGCATGGTGGAAGAACCATATGCGGAATGGCGGATACATTCCAGGAACATAAGACATGCCTTCTTGATGAAGGATTGTTTTTAATTTCATTAATAAGGGTATCAAACTGATCAATTCCGGTTCGAATTCCCCAATTTAACCATACATCATAATCACCATTCCAGTTTCTCCATTGAAATCCATATCCTGGACCAATTTCTTTTTCTGGATATGATTCAAGACCTCTATTATCTAAAAACTCTCTAGAAGTATTTCCCTTCCAGATATTCACACCTTTATCTTCGAGAATTTGAGAGTTTGTATGTCCTGAAATAAACCACAGAAGTTCTTCTACAACACCCTTCCAATATACTTTCTTTGTTGTTAACAGAGGCATCCTATTATGAGAGAGATCAAATCTCATTGATCTCCCTATGACTCCGAAAGTCCCAGTACCCGTTCTGTCTTCTTGTAAATCTTTTTGATTAATGCATTCTTCTAGTAATTGTAAATACTGCATCTCTTCATGATTTTTTATCATAAACATCCTCTGTTATATTCTGTATTTTATTTGGTACTCTTATGTAGATTCAACACTTGGCCCAAGATGCCATTTTAAGCGTTCCTTGAAGACCTTTGTAAGAATTTTTTTCGATATGATTAACTATTTGTTGCGTTGTCCATCCGTTCTGAATGGCTTCATTAATATCTTTGAAAGTGAATTCATTCCCCCACATACAAACAGTAAATCCTTTTTCAAGATTCTTTTTGATGTAGTTACACACTTCTTTATTACGAGGTTCGTTATCAGTTATTAAGGTTATGTTAGAAAAATTATTCTTCATCCCCATTCCTGTTTGTGCAATACAATTAGGAATAAATTCTGAATCTAAGGCACCTTCTACACAATATCCGGGGATATTACTGTTAAATCTTTCCAATCCATAGATTTTATCATGATCAATATTTGGATTTTTAATAGTGATGTATCTCAAATCTGATTGAGACCCAATACATCTGGCAGATACGCCAAAGAATACCTTATCTCTGGTATAGAGAGGGAAGAGAATTCTTGCGTCTGAATGTAAATTATCTTTGGCTGGATCAATTTCTGGAGCTAAGACAGAAAAATCATCACAATAATATATCCTAGAAAGAGATTCTTTAGGAAGCATACGAATTTTTTCCATATACACCCTAGCTTCATGAGATTCTGATAAATCCATAATAGATGGATATTGATCCATAAGATCCGGAACATATGAAATCGTTTTTGGAACAGATTTTATTATTGGCAATGTAGATTTCATCTTCTGTTCAAATTTCTTTTCCTTGATAAATTCATATTTCATTTGAATGAATAAATCCGGAAAATGATCTTCCAGAAAATTGTATAATCCTTTAACAACTCCACAGTTGAAACATTTATATGAATATCCACCAGATTTATTATTGATGAAAAAATATCCTCTTGCCTTTGTGGTACTCTTTTTAGAATCACCACAATATGGACAACGGCAAACAGCAGTTTTATGCTGATCTTTCCACCTAAATTGATCTAAGTGAGATCCAGATTTTGTTATGAAGTCTCTTTCAAGTGTTAAGCTAATCATGACTAAATATTGTACCTTCTGGAGATTATTATGTCAACCCCAAAAACGATTGTTGGAATAGATTATTCGATGACTACGCCATGTATTTGCGTATACTCATCAAAAAACGATGAATTTACATTTGATAATTGTGATGTTTTTTATTATACAAAAGTAACAAGTTTGGGAACTAAATTCCGAAAAAACATATCTGGAAATTTAGCCAAACCATATAAAAATGATATGGAAAGATATTTAAATCTATCAAGTTGGGTGATTGATATACTTAAAAATTACGAAAATATTCATGTATGTTTAGAAGGATATTCAATGGGATCCAAAGGAAAGGTATTCAACATTGCCGAAAATACTGGAGTGTTGAAATTATCTCTCCATCTTGCAGCTATTCCAGTTTTAGTAATCGCTCCAACCACAATCAAAAAATTTGCAAGCGGAAAAGGCAATGCAGATAAACTAAAAATGCATGAAAGCTTTATAGAAGAAACCGGAATAGATTTGAAAATGCTTATATCACCAAACAAAAAAGAAATAGGCAATCCAGTTTCAGATATCGTGGATGCCTATTTCTTGTGTAAATATGGATTAGAAAATATTAGCTAAGTTCGGTTCTTTCTTCAGCAGAGAATTCTTGAACACCTTCATCAATAGAACTCCTAGTATAACCAACAGATTTTGTTGCAACTGCACTCATAGTATTGAACATTTTATCTCCACCATATGTAAGAGAAGAACCAGCCGCAATTCCAAATTTCCTTGCTTCAACAATAGCATCTTGATTCGCACCAAGATACATGAATTCCCAGTTATAATCTCTTGTTTGCTGTTCGATTAGATCTTTAATTCTATCAGCGGTGTATTCTTTACTAGCATTTTCAATACCATCTGTTTGAATAATGACAAGGACTTTTTCTGGTCGATCTGCTTCGCTCATTTTTGCGAATCTTTCCCCCTGAGAGATAATCGTTTTTCCGATCGCATCATGCAGTGCGGTCATTCCCCTCGGGGTAAAATCTAGAGAAATTTCAGAATTAATCGGAACACCTTCATAATCAACCTGATATTGATCATCAAATTGAACAAGTGTAAATCCTGCCTCTACATTTTCATTTCTATGTTCATCAATAAAAGAATCAAATCCCCCTCGAACATCGCTGGCCATACTGGACATAGATCCTGATCTGTCAATGATCATAATAATTTCACGCTTCATATATTACTCCTGTAAAAATGTTTTATTTGTATCGTCGTTTTTCTTTTCGGGAACTGTCTTAATAATCTTCATATAAGATTCTGGAACATTTCCGCATCCATCACACTTTGGAGGAATTGGGACGGTAGAATGGACGATATTTGGTTCCATTACATTTCCACCACAATTTGAACATTTACCTAGAATTTTCATCATAGAGATCTTCCTCCCAATCTACATCGTATTCTTTATCCGCTAACATATCACGAAGATTTCTTAAAGTTTTTTTGGTACTATTTCTTTTAGATCTTTTTTCTCTTTCTTCCGAAAGGCGATCTGAAAACTTATCTTCATTATGTCTATCTTTTTTTGACATTATTATGCAACCAAATCCGCAAAGTTACTTGCAACAAATTCATCTAACCCATCAACTCCAAGACTTTTTCCTTGAACCATATTCATGAATAATGATGCTTCGAAAGCTGGAAGACCTTCTGCAATCTGAATAAAAATTTCATCTTGGCGATCATGACCAACATCTGAATTTTCCAGGAAAATATACATTCTTTTAAGTTCAAATGTTAGATTTGTATCGGAATATCCATATGGAGCATCATCAATATTGACAGAAGGAATTTCACGATTTTCATAGGTCCAAGCATTGTCACCATATGCTAATTTTATAAAATTCATCATTGCATTGGTATAATGCTCACGCATAAAAGAAAATCTATCTTCATCATTTTCAAGGAGATCAAAAGCCTCCAATGTTTCTCCAATAGTACGCATATAATTCTCCTATAATTTATACTAATTCTATTTAGTCTTTTCTTTGATTTCATTGTAAATTTCATCGGGAATATCCCTTAATGAAATCAAAATTCGATTTCTTTCATAGTTTTTTCTGGTTTTTTCATCATATTCGGAAGGATCTTTGCTAATCAAAGCTTCAAATCTCTTCTTAGAAAGTGGAGTTTGCCTTTTCTTATCGTTCACAAATGTATCTGAATCACTTAAAATGTTTGGAATTCCATCAGATACATCTCCACGAATGATATGTTCTTTAAGATTATCTGTTTTTTCCTGTATGGTATGCTTTTTACTATAGTCATATTGAAGAACATTGTCAAATACATGTAGTTGATGGAAATCTTTATCTTTTGAAACAATCAAATGATTCTCATCAGGATTTTCATGAATAAGAACAGAGATAACATCATCTGCTTCAAATCTATCAAAATTGTATAATTTTAATGGTCCGGTTTTATATTTTTCATAAAAGTAAACAAGAAATTCATGGACAAATTTCCACATTTCAGCATTGGAGCTTTTTGCCTTTTTTCTTTTTACTTTATAATGCTCGAATATTTCCTTTCTCCAAACATTTTTTCCATCAAAACATAAAACAACATCTCCATATCTTGACCCATAGTTAAAGTGAATGGATTTCAAGAAAAAGAATATATCATTTGCAAGAGATTTTTTCAAAATTGGATTACTGAATATATCATTATTCTTCTCTCCGCGAAGAAAGAACATATGCAATCTTGTAATAACAATTTGATTGAAATCAATCAGTATCAATCAGCACCTTCTTTAAAATTCAAATCACAGAAGAATTCCACATCCTCAATTGGAGTCGTTTTAATTTTTCCACTTTTGATATCTTCAACTCTTTGAACAAGTCCCTTTCTAATTTCTTGGACTTCATCAGGATATCCATACCAAGTAATCTCCCAAAAAATCATTTTAAGAACATCATACAAAGTAAATGTTTGTTCTCCATAATCATGTTTTTCTCCCAAAGGATGATCTTCCGATCTAGAATCATAAATATAAAACTTTTCAGTAATATAAAAAGGAATATTTTTCAATTCGTACATATTCATAAATGAAATGCCCTTGGCCATCGGAGTGGGTTCTGGGAACACATCATCCTTAACCACACCGTACCCGCCAAAATCCATAAGAGGATTTAATCTATCTATTCCAGTAAAATTTTCACATTCATAAGTTCTACTAACCTCAAGATAATCAATACTATCAATGAAATTAGAAACTTTATCACGAACAGGCAAATCTTTTTGCATATTCTCATCAAAAACCAAAAGATCATGGTTTGCAAGAGCCCCGGCAAAAATAACATTCCATACATCCATATTCGGACGCATCAATTCCCAGAATTGACCAAATGTGGTATCCTTGACCTGGATGGTCTTCTGTAAATAAGTCATAGAAAACCCATCTCCTGGGTGTTGTTCTTCAAATTCTTCTTCATCAGTATTATTTTTAACAAAAAGAACACCATTGTTTACATACATATCGTATTCTTGGAGTTTTTCAAAACTCAATTCTTTAGGATGCCTGTATTCGTTTTTCATTTTCTAAATCCAATAAATGTATCTGTTCCATTTTCATCGATATCAATCGTGAAAAATGATGTATCTGAGTGATATTCAATTGTTGAATAAAATTGTTTTGCTCCATCGTGATCATCGTATATAACATATAAGGGCGGTGGAAAATTAAATGATCTCAATGCATCAAGATGTTTGATTGTTTTTTCTAGAATTTCTTTTCCTTCTGGATCTTCTTCATTTTCATAAAATTTACGAACAGCAGAATATGCTGATTCCCATATATCTTCATTCGTTTCTTTATCATGCATTTTTTCTTTTTGAGATTTTACATAATCATTAATAGTAACCCATACCATTAATACAAGAATCGCTAACATGATAAGAATAACAATATTCATTATGGATCCTTTTTAATAAATGGCTTTCATCCAACCATTAATACTTACTTTTGCAAAAACATTATCTACTTTTGTAAAAGTATTTGAAGGGTGCCCATAAACCATATTTCCATCGAACCAATACAAAAATCTATTTCCTAATGGATCTTCAAAAAGAACTGCCAACGGTCCTACATTTGATTCCCAAACACCTACTTCACCTTCTCTTAAAAGTTGTCTATAACGATAGGTAGGAAATTCAGTTTCGGATGATGACGGTTCTTCTATTGAATGTATTTCAATCTCAACTTTTTCATACATCATTTATTTTTACTCTTTTTAGATATTAAATCTTCAATATATGGAATACATAATCCACAGGCAGTTCCGCATTTTGTAATCTTTTCTATGTTATCAAAATTTTCTTGTAATGTCAAGGAAGAATCAATCAGTTTTTCTATATCCAAGAAAAAAGTTTCAAAACATACACATCTGTTTACACAATTCATCCGTCATACATTCCCAATTGTCTCCATCCTCTTCGACCATACACCATACCGCAACATCTACTATTTTCTCTACTAAGTCCCTTTCCACATTCTGGACAAATCAATTCTGGTTTATTATCATATTCGGGTGTTTGATTCAATGTTTCCTTTTCTCTGATTAAATATTCTTTTCCTTTCCCCCAAGTTTCAATATCACCTTCAAGTAAAAGTTCGCCTGTATGATAGAAATAAAATCCCCAATTATTTGGATCTTCATCAGAGTCAAGATCATTGGCATCTCTAAATGAAATCATTTCCGCATCTACAGCCATGCAAATTAAAATATCTCTTTCTTTTTGGAGTTTTTTAATCATTTCATCTTTGTTCATTTATTTTTCTTCCAATGAGTTTACTAACAGAGCTAAAAACTTAGTTCTCAATTCCATTGATGCTCCATTTGCTCCAATATCATCCAAATAATCTGCTACGATTTGAATCAGTTCTAATTTTTCAATTCCGTCGTCAGGAATTTTTGAAACGCACATATAGTAATGATCGGCAACCTCTTCTTCATCAACTTCTCCATACAATTCAATCATTGCACAAATCATCCATTCAGTGATGAATCGATTCATAACATCAATTTCTTCTGAAGTGATCTCTTCTGAATTCATTCTATAACTCCTTCAGAAATTGTCACATTATAACGAAGAACGATATTGAGAAGATTTTGATAATGTCGATACATAGAAGGATCTTCTTTATAAACTAATCCTGAATCATGCAGAACTTGAAGATTTTTTAAAAATTCAAGTTGGGTATAATCAAAATATTTATTGTATTTGTCTGGGTGACTCGAATATATATCTTTAATTGTTGTAAATAATGGCAATTCATTATCCCATTGAATTGCATCTTCAGGATCCAATAAACAACCAATAGCACATCCAATCTGACCGGTACCAGGAGTAGGAGCGTATTGACATCCATTACCATTTTCTTTAGTACATCGAGGTACACTTTCAACAATAAACTTCTGCCAAAAATAGTTAAAAATAGACTGATTGTCCCTTGTGTCTACATCTTCACGATTCATAATATATTTCCCTTAACTGAATATTCTACGCAATCTTGCGAAACAAGATTCTTCTTGTGTGCAAGTTTTGCGAAGTTTCTCTTTTGCAATTTTTTTCTTTTCACGAAGTTCTTTTAACAAAGCTCCGGTATCGAAGCGTTCTTGATTAGTTGCTTCATTCTTCATGACTTTCTTTCTTTTCTTTCTCTTGCCCGTCTCTGTTGTCGAGTTTCCTTTACTGGTTCCTCAGAAACTTCTTGATGGGCACCTTTGAGGTATGCTTTTGATTGGCCCTTATACTTTTCCTCTGAATTTTTGATCCTTAACAAAGATCCAAGAGGAACATGTTGTGTATACGGATTATTAATTAGAAACTCAAATGAAAGACTCATTTCTATATCCTTTTACTTCATTACCTTTACGAGAATGCAATCCTTATTGATTCGTCCCGTTGGTGTGTTTTCCTTGCTGTTAATGCTTTTGAATCCGTTTCGAATGGCTCGAATTCCCTTCGAAGTGGTTCCCAAAAGATCCTTGACATATTGTTCACGGACTCGCTTACAAACAGATTTGGAAGGATCAAATCCCTGAAGGGTCGTTCCCTTCATTCCAAATCCATCAACATCAGAAGCTTCGAAGATCGTAAACTCACGATATTTGGTATTAAACATCACAAGCTTACCAGCACCAATAATTGATTCTGGCTTAATAGACTTCAAACCTCCATATTCTTTTGTACTATCAAGAAACTGAACAGCCTTCACAAGCTGAGTTGGAGTTTTCTTTTTGGTCTTACGAGGCTTACGAACCTTCTTTTCCGAACCCTTCGCAGACAATCCTTCAAGAATCCAATCATGAAATCGAATGATTCGATTCATTTGAGAAGTTGTGTAGATAGAATAGCCTTCACGAATATCAGGATCTTGTGATTTGACCACATCAGCCCAAGTATTCTTAGATTCCTCAATATATGGAACAATACGATTTGCCATCAGAGGCTTGATTTCATGCACATTCACAAAAGAAACAATATCAAACACATCTGAATCTTCTGACTTTTTACGATCTCGGATAGTCAGAGTGAAATCATCAATAACTGTCTGAATATTCGAAGCATACTCCAAAGCTTTTTCGTTCATACGATCTTGAACAGAAGGTCCGGAAGAACTGTAAGAAGAATTAGCAACTGGCTTAAGACGCAATTGCAAATCACGAACAACTTCTTGAATCTTAGGAAGTGCCCACGAATCAATCGGATATCCATCAGAAAGCATTTGACAATAACGACCAACACGAGAGAAAATCTTCGAATCAAAATCTTTGATTCGAGAGAGATCAGATCCTGTAAAGATCTTTTGTTCCTTCATGTACGCAACAAACCAAGTCCGCTCTTTCTTATCAGAAGCCATTGAACTATACCAGTTCAAAGCAGACATGACTTGAACATCAGAACTATATTCATGATCCAAATCATCAGTATCAAACACTGGTCGGGATCCTGCAAGTTGTTTACTCAGAACCTGTCCAACGGATTTTGAAATTGCTCGGCCTCGGGCCATTTGATTTCTCCTAAAATCAGAATAATTTATTCTATCCTTCATACATTATATACGATTTAAGTAAAATGTCAAGTGGGATTAATACTATCTAAAGCTGCTTTTTTAGAAAAAAAGCACGATCTGACACCATCATTGGGACTGAATAAAATTTCTGAATTGTTAGGATCCGCAAACAATACTTCAACCTCAATACCAGCCGCTCCTTGTACTAGAACATTTCCATCCATATACCAAACAATAATTGCTTCATCTAATGGAAGGTATACACCATCTTTAGTCATAGGCCATGAATTTAAAAGTTTCTGCATCTGCTCAATCAAATCAGCAGCATCAGCATATGTACCATATCCTCTATGATTCATGCAAGCACCATCAATTTGATCTGCTTCTCTAAGATACTTTATAATTTTTTCATGATTCTTCATGGGTTTCTCCATTTTTATTAGAGCCCATCATACGATTTTGAAGCATTTTTTGGAGACGATTCCATAGACGACGCTTACACCACCAAGGGATTATAGTATTTCTTCTACCTTCGAAAGTATCCCAATGAAGTCCAGAAGCTCCATTAGAAATCCATAAACATTCTCCCGTAGGTAAATGTTTAATAGTATATTTTCCAGGAGTGCCCCACACACTTGGATCAGATGCTTGTTTCAAAATCCATTTACTATATTTACTCATTTTTTCCCTTTCTAACATCAATCATAGCATCTGCCCATACATAAGCATCAAGGGCTGCTGCTTCAAAGCTTGCATTGGTATGATAGTCTCCTTTGATGGATCCACCATAAGCTAACATCCCGCTTAACGCTTGGCCCGCAAACCAATCACGAAGGGTCATGCCGTCTTGTGCCCAACAACCTTTCTCATTCTGATGCTGATCTTTACTGTGAGATCGTGGGAATGCCGCTCCACCATCATCAAATATTTTTGAATCATTACTCATTATTTAACTCCGTTAATTCTTAATAAGACAATTCAATAATTTGAATTGTCCCCATTAATTGAATTTCTATACCATTACTATCTGTAAATTTTACACCGGGATAGTTATAGGTGTACACATTCCCGACAGAAATCCATTCTCCGATGATATTTCCATTACAATCAAATTGAGTAATAGAATGAATTTTCTGAGCTTCTTTAGCATCCTGCTTTAGAGAATTAGAAACTGCACCAGCACCTAAACCAATAAAAATAAAAAGAAATAAACAACAGAAAATTACAAATAATATCATTTTATTATTCATTTTATTATTCTCTTTCTAAAATAATCTCAAGAGCCCTTCCAATAGTTTCTGACATTTCACAAGCCGCTTGATTATCTCCGTAGGCATAAAACGGAATATGAGATACATTATTTAAAATTTCAGATACATTATCAAGAATATTTTTCAATTTTTCAATTTTTTTTAAAATTTCAATATCTAAGACAGTATCATAATCAGATGCATTTTCTAAATCTTTAGAATCATATCCTTCATGATTTTGCTCTATTCGTTCACGCAATTTATCTACAACTGTTTCTGCATTTTTCATTGAATATTTTCCATAACATCATCATTAAAAACAGATCGAAAATAACAATAATTCCCTTTAGTACCTCGGGAAATAAATGGATGACCATTGAAATTAATTCGATCATTTTTTGGAATACCATTATCTAAATGAATTCCAAAAACATATTTTGATTCGCCATATTTCTCATATTCACAAAGCTCCATCAAATATCCAACATAATTTCCACAGTCAGTATAAAATACTTGATTACCTTGTTCGTCATAAGAAACTCGCATTACACATTCCTTTGGTAAATTTTTACTGAAAGATTTTCATTAAAATTATGAATCATGCTTGGATCAAAAAATGTATCACATTCATAAACTCCTGGTATTTCTGTGATAATCCATTCATCAATGATATCTTGAAATGTCTTCCATGTCATTATACCACCACAAATCATAAAAGTCAAATCAGAATTTTTATAAATTTTATCTCGTATTTCTTTTTCGGTATAAAATTGAACGCCATCCATTTTTTCATGGACAGTTTGTGTACATACCCAAATTTCTCTCCCAGGAAGCCTTTTATTCGGTAAACTTTCCCAAGTAGTTCGTCCCATAATACAGATATGATCTTTTGTTTGAATTTTAAAATGTTGTAAATCTCTGGAATTATTCCACGGAAGATTTCCATTTATTCCTATTCCAAAATTTTCATCATAGGCGACGATAGCCTTAATTTTTTTTCGCTTTTCCATAAAAATCCTATTGACAAATCGATTTCTAGTTGTTACCCTATCAATATCCCCGCCCACCCCCGGATATATAATACTCATGGTAATCATTGTTTCCAAGGAGTTATGATTGGGGCATATATACTATAGAGGAAAAATTGCTTTATGTCTAAGAAAATTCGTACTTCAAATCAAATTTTTGTCGAAGCTGGCATATATAATTTATGCATGTTTCTTGATGCAAAATCTATTCTCGTTTCGTTAAAAAAGATTGATACATCAATTCATCGAAGACTTGAAAAATATGAAAATTTATGGAATGAATGGTCTTCCAAAAAGAATTTTTTCAATAAAAAGAAAATTGATTATTATCTTGAAGCTTTAGAACAAAGAATTGAAGATTATACTTCTTATGCAGAGGAAATTAATCAAAGAATTGATGAAATAGTTCAACTTACAACAAATTGTTTTGAAATTCCTCATTATCCTGATATTATCAGTGATCTAAATAATATTCCTAACTTAGCTTACATGCCCAGAGATTAAAGGTATTTATATGGCAGAATATAATTTTCGTTGCACTGATTGTGGGCATGAATGGAATATGGAACTTGAAGATAAATTTGAAGTCATGGATGTTTATGACCAACCATGCCCTCATTGTGGTAAAGTAGGGTGTATTGAAAAATATATTCCAGAAACCGAAGGGGCACATACATTTGCAATTATTGATTCTGTTCGTCTAAGTGGTTTGAAAAATGATAATGGATGGAAAGAGACCCTTGCAAAAATTCACGAGGGAACTCCAGGATCAACTCTTAATAGAAAATTCTAAATGAAATTTACTCATGTTAAAACCCCGATTATTTTTGAAGAGATTGAATCAACAACTCTTGATAGTGGCAGTAGAACATACGCCGTTCCGTCTCCTAATGATCCAAGTATCTATGTGAATTATCCGTCAGTTACGACCGTCACCGGTTTCAGTAAACAAGATTTTTTTAAAGAGTGGCGAAGTCAACCAGGAAATAAAACAAAATCTGAAAAGGCAACTAGCAGAGGAAATATCGTTCATGATACTATTGAACGATATTTAAACAATGATATTGAAGATTTTTCGGAAGTAGAAGATGTTAATCATCGAAGTATTCTGAATTCCATGAAACCATATCTTCATAAAATTAATAATGTTCATGCTCTTGAAGTTCCTCTTTATTCACATACATTAAAAATTGCTGGTCGAGTGGACTGTGTTGCTGAATACGATGGAACTCTTTCTATCATCGATTTTAAAGGTTCCGATAAAATCAAAAAAGAAAAGTGGATTGAGAACTATTTTCTTCAGGCTACTACTTATGCAATCATGTGGGAAGAAATGACTGGACAAAGAATAGATGATACCGTTATAATCATGGGGAATGAGGCTGGATTTTGTCAAATTTTTCGACAAAAATCTATGGATTATGTTCCTCAATTATTGAAAACGATTCGACAATTTAGGCAATTAAATAATATGGAGATTTTAGTATGAATACGATGAGAATATGGTTACTTAAATTTTGTGAATGCGTTTATGGATTGTTTTTAGGTTTTGCAATTTCTCTTACGCGAGATCATGATTTTAAAGATGATAGTCTAGAAGTAGATCAAGATGCTGTAGAACAAATGCGTAAACGAAGAATTCGTGAATATGTATGTGGTGTGACCTATTTTGTGAGCAACGATGATCGTAAAACTTCCGCAAACAAATTTTATTATGTGGGAATTGTCAAACCAGCAAATGGTAATCTACCAGATGTGAATGAACACGGTTATCATACTTATGCATTGACTCAGCACGAAATGGAAAGAGCAATAGCCAGAGCAACCAAAAACCCAGAAGATATCCCGACAGATATCATGGACTTATTTGAAGAGTATCAATTTTAATTTAAGATCTCCATGTCTAAAAGGCGTGGAGATTGTTTTTTTAAAGGACTAAAAATGCTAGAAAACGGAATGGTATTACAAACGAAACATCTCGATCCATCTTTTAGGCGAGAATTCATTCAGGAGCTTGAAGCTCGTCTAGTACAATCTGCAACAGATGGAAAATCTCCACAGTATATTGAAACAATTATTGATATGTGTGAGATTCACGAGATTGAACCAGAAGCTGTTTCGTCTATGATTTCTGGTCCCATTCGAGATAAGATTGAAGCAGAAGCAATTTCAAAAAGAATGATTAAAAAAGACCATTCCAACGAATTACCAATTTAAGGAATTTATTTTATTATGAGTATGAAAATTTTAAATGTCTATAAATTTGATGGAACCATTGAAGAATTAATGGACTATATGAAACAATACAGAAAGAAGTGGATTCAGTATAAGATAGATGATATCCATGATAAAATTTTAAAATATGATCTTAAATCATCAATGGACTATGTAAAAATTTATGAATCTATTAAGGAAGAAACAGATAAAAACTACAATTCTTGGGGTGATTATTTTGATATAAAGGCATCTTGTACAATTATATTTTATAATAATGAAATTTTCTGTGCTACTTTTATAGATTCTAACGCACCAAAATTTATTGATGATAGATTTTCAGATTGGCATTATCAAAATCAATCTGATCCTTGGTTTGCGTATGCTCTTCAAGATAAAAAAATTACCTCCGAAGAATATGTGGAAGCAGAAAAAGAATGGTTAATTCGTGAAAAAATGTGGAAAGATCTTTTCTCGGAAGATTATTGTTATGATCAAATAGGACTTTCATATAAATTTTATAGTTTATTTGATCCGAGTGAAGTGGCACTTGAGGTTTTAAAATTGCTTAAAAAAGATAAAAAAGTCACTTGACTTTCAAAATTTTATGCATATACTCTATAAAGAGGAATGTACCCTCTCACATGAAAGGATAAATGATGATTAAGCGTTATGTTCGGGAACAAGCAGGTTCGAATAGTCAAGGTCGGGGTCGTCCTTTTGGAGTTATTGTTGCCCAAAGTGTCGGGGATCATGTCCATGTTGGCTGGTCCCAATGCAATCCTTCTGATACTTTCCAAAAAGATCTTGGGACTCAAATTGCTATGGGACGAATGAATAAATGTCCAGTGATTTTTAATCCTGAAGTTTGTTCTACTGAAGTTTGTTCTACTGATGGTCGTGATTTTTCATTTTTCCGACAGGAAACTCATTTGACTTTGATTCAGGTTGTTCATGATCTGATGTGTAATCAATCCAACGAAATCGAAAATTCATAACCATACATATATCTCCATGTATAGGAGTAATAATGACCACCGAAACACCTAAAATCGCTGCGGAAGATGTTCTTATTGATTTGAAAAAGTTAAGAGAATTGACACGCCATATTCAGAATGTACAGAATGCATGTATTCGAATGGGCGAAGCTCTCATCGAAGAAGGTGAAAGTGAATTTGGCCGAACTCTTATTGCAAATTCATTTATTCATGATCAGAGTAAATTTCGTGGAATTGAATGGGAAGCAATCGGGTGTCGAGATTCAGAAAATAAGGATGCAATTCCTTATGCAATTTTGAATCATCAAAAATCTAATTCTCATCATCCAGAATATTGGGGTGGTATTGATAAGATGCCCGATATCTATCTTGCTGAAATGGTTGCCGATTGGTGGGCTCGTTCTACAGAAATGGGAACGAACTTTCGAGAGTGGGTCACTCAGACCGCTCCAGAAAAGTTTGGTTTTACCATGAAGCAAGCTGTTGGTAAGAAGATTAAACGATACATGAATTTGATTCTTGATGAACCATTTAAGTAAGGTATGATATGATTTACGAAGATTATTGTCCATCTTGTGATTGTAAAAGTGAGGTTGTTATTGAAAGATCAGTGGATCATAATGATCCCACAACAATCATCTCGTGTGAAATTTGCGGATTTCAATTGGAGAAATATGATGAATCTCAATCTTAGATTTTTCAAAATCATGTGTTCGATTGGAGCATTTGTTGATGGGATCAGTGGAATTATGACACTGGGAACTCCTAAGACAAAATACCAATTAAAGTATTCAAAAAGATTGGCTCAGTATAGAACCATTCAAAGAGGAAAAGGAAATTATAATGTTAGTTGAAGTTAGTGATGTACATATTGGAAGTATTGTAAAAGAACTTTCCGAAAAATTTCCTTCGTTTGGTGGAGGAAAAGTTACTCATAATAATCCTATTTCTCATGCATTGCAAAATAAGTCTGCGATGTTTGCTGCCGGTGTAAATATTGAATCAGTTGTTACTACTATTTTAAATATTTTAGAGAACATTGATTCAACTGAAAATGAATTAGAACCAGAATTAGAATGGGAAAGAGTTGGTACTGGTGAATATCTTATGGGAGACAAGAGCAATGGCATCGGAATGTATATCGATTCCGGAAGAATTTTCTATAATCTTGTAGTTAGAACTCATCATATTTATAGTAATTGGTGGAGTATCGATGATGTTGAATCTTTTGAATCTTTTTATCGTGAAATGATGGCCGAATATAAAGAATTATGTGAAAAGCATCATGTTACTCCATATGTTGTACACTATGATAGTTTGGGAATTTTTGAAGAATATTTAGAATCGAAAGGACTTTAATGAAATTTGGACAATATAAAGTATCGTTGTGGAGAATTCTTCTTGTTCTCTTGATTGCTGGAGCAACTTTAACTGGCTACAATATGATTGAAGCTGATGTTATGGATGATCAAGCTGTTCTGGCTTTGAATTCTCCAAGTGCAAGTAGAGATATGGTTAGATATGAACAAGTAAGAGGAAACATTATTTTTACCGGTGCTATTCTTAATGCTGGTGGTGTTATTGTTCTTATCAGAGGAATTCGAAGAAGGGATACTTCTACAAATGGATAATAGTGATGTATCAGTATTAAAAGTTCTTCAAAGAGTTTTATCTCTCAATGCAGAACTTGAAAATGCTCTTTTGAACCTGTATAATGCAGGGCATTGGACATGTGATAGAAATGTTGATGAAACTGCATTATGGGATGATGCAAAAAAAGCTTTGGGTCTTGAAGATGGAACATCTCCGTTTCCAATCCCATTAGATAAGGAATAATAAAATGGGAACAAGAGGAATTGTTGGATTTAGAGTTAATGAAAAAGATTATTTATCTTATAATCATTTTGATTCATATCCAGATTTTTTAGGTGAAGGTGTAAAAGCCGCGATTCAATGGCTTCTTGTAAATCATCCATTAGATTATTCTGTTGTACGAGAAAGAATTGCAAATCTAAAGGGTGTTGAAAGAGATTCTCATTATGATGAAATTAGAAGAGTATCAAGAGAACCCATTCTATGGATGAATGGAGAAGAAACAAGAATGATTTTTGAAAATGAATTTGTTCGTGATTCTTGTTTTTGTGAATACGGATATATCATCAATTTTGATACTGAACAGGTTGAATTTTATCGTGGGTTTCAAGAAAAACCACATACGAAAGGAAGATATTCTGATTTAGAAATTTTAGATTTTTATAAAGAACAATTAAAAGATCCTAACTCTAAAATAGATCCATATTATCCGATTGCATTACATGAATCGTATAGTTTTTTAGAATGGGCTAATTTGAGTATGGAAGAATTAGAAAAAAGTCTCCGCGAAGAAATGGTTTAATTTAAAGGTAATTAGGAGTTAATTTTAAAATGAAAAAATATATGATGATTTCGATGTTGATTTTTCTTGCACTGACTATGATCGGCTGTAGGAAGTTTAATGAACCGAAATATGTTGAAATCGGATCAAATGAAACGGCATTTGTAATTCCCCTTGAGGGAGATAGTCTTGCACAGGATTCGTTTGAATCCGTTGCATTCCTTCGTCAAAGTAAGGTAGCGGCTCGAAGAATTCAAGTTCCTCGCCGATGGAAGAAAGATGGATATCTTTGGTTCTCTGGAGATTATATTGATACTGTTCGAGTTATCGTAGTCGATCGTGCCCCGAAGACTCGTGATTGGGAAGCAGGAAACGCAAATTCAATTTGGGTTGAATCAAGAGATTCCGTAGGATTTTCGATTGATATTACAATCGTAGCACAGATTAATCCAGAAGATGTTCCTCAATTCCTTTACTTGTATCCGTCTATGGAAGGAAATGATCGATTGGATGGTGTTCTGGATACCGAAGTGAGAGCATTCATTCAGGATCAATTGGCTAGACAGTGTGCTGAATATGATATGGATATTCTTCGAACTATGAAAAATCAAATCATGACCACGGTTCGAGATAATACAATTCCATACTTTGCCGAAAGAGGAATTACTATTACCACGATTGGTATGGGGTCTGGATTCGCTTATGAATCTACAGAAATTCAGAGAGCAATTGATCGAGTTGTGGAAGCACAACAGGACAAGGCATCTGCACTTGCAGAGCAGGAAGCACAGACCATTCGTAACGCAACTGATATTGAAAGAGCAGAAGCTGCAAAGCATGTTGCACAACTTCAAGCAGATGCTCGTCGATATGAAATCGAGCAGGCTGTTCAGTCAGGATCGGATTATATTGAACTATTGAGAATTCAGGCATTCCAGCAATGGATTGAAAAATGGAATGGTGTCCGTCCATCTGTTGAAATGATGAACGGTGGAGATGGAAGCGGAGCAGGAACTTTAATTCAAATCCCAAGCACCCCGCCAAGTGAATAACATTCAACGCAATACTTTTGAAAAAGAGTATTGCGTTTTTATTTTAAGGAGTGTATAATGAAAGTGTATCAGATTGATGATGGTGAGATTCATCATGTAGTAGCAGAAAGCGAAGATCATGCTCTTAGAATTCATTGTGATTGTTTTGATTTTACATTAAATGAATACAAAGAAGAATATGAAGGGTACGAAATTACGGAATGGAATGAACCAGTAAAAATTAATGTTACTGAAGATTGTGATTTGCGATATGGCCCAGGATATCCAATGGGAACACAAATATTTGTAGAAATACCTGTTAGATTATTTGATCAGCTACAACCCGGTGTACTATGTTCTACTTGTTTCTGAGAAATTCATTATGGATGAAATAAGATTAAAATATGATGATGGAGATAGTCATAAAGGTATTAATCTTCCATGCGGATCAAAAGGATATTTTGATGGAACTGGAGTAACATGTAAAACATGTTTTTGTGTTTGGGGATCTATAAGTTGTCCGTGTAGTCAAGAAAAATGCAAGGAATTAAAAGATGATCGCAATTAAATCTGAAAAAAATGAGACTATCACTCGTGCTTTAAAATTTATATACGGGGAAGATGTACAATATAAAGAAGAAAAAAAAATTAGATCTAATGTTGAATATGTTGTAGATGAATACACAGAGTATTTTTGGATTCTTCCTGATGGAGAAAGAATAATTCATATTTCAAATATTGATGCCATTAAGCTTATGACCCAATTAAATAATGGCAATATTGTAATGGAGATTGATAGTAAAGAGATCGAATTTTATGAACATATTCCTTCTCATTGCGGTTGTTGTCCTGATGATAGAGAATATATTACAAGTTTTGATCTTTCTGATAATATTGGTAAAGAAATTTTAGAATATATTTCTTCATTGTATGAAGAATCTCTTAGTTCAAAAAGAACTAATGTATTGGCTAAAGTTTATGGAGATTGTACTTTTAAATATGGTCTATGGACAGTCTCTGATGGGAGAGTATATACTGATACTGATTTTACATTAGATTTTTACCGAAATCTTTTATTGGATTATAAAAAAACATTAAATTCTGAATCCACATATAATGTTCGTATTTCAAAAGAAAATGAAATTGTTTTAGTGGATGATATTGATTGCGGTGGAAATCTTTGTGATGCTGGTTATCAAATCATGAAAATATTTTCTGGTGATGATATTGAAGAGCAAATTCTAGAATATATTGATATGGATGATAAAGAATGAAATTAATCACATACACTAATTTTGGTCATACTGAGATGTGTCGTAATATGGTTCGAAGTTTTCGTAAAGTGAACTCCTATACTCCTATTACGATTTTCTGTATGGATATTGAATCAAAAGATGCATTAGAATCAGAGGGTCATGAGTGTATCGTTATAGATTACAAAAAATGTAACTCTGAAGCAATGGATTGGGGAACTCTGGATTATCGAGATCTGATTCAGAATAAGTTTTTCATTATCAAAGAACAGATGGAAAAATATGGTGATGTGATTTTCTGTGATAGTGATCTCTTCTATTTTCAGGATCCTGTTCCATATATTGAGGGGGAGTTAGAAGTCGCTGATGTGGTCTGCCAGACTGATCCTCCCCATACAGCTATCTGTACCGGATTCTTAGGTCTGAGACCATCTGAAGCATCCTACAGAGTCATTGATATGGTCAATGATTATAATCCAGATACAGATGGAATTTTTGATGATCAGTTACGATTCATTCGTTATTGTGTTGAAACTCGAATTCCTGTTGTGACACTTCCCCAAGAACTTTTTCCGAATGGAAATACTTTCTTCAATGAGGGTAATGAATGTCCCAATAAATACCTGATACATGCCAATTATATGATTGGTTATGAGACAAAAGTTAATGCACTAAAAAATGCTGGAGCATGGATTGTATGAAACGAACTGTATATTACCCAAATGATGCATGGGGACATAAAGGAGATAGCTTTAGAGAAATCATTAAGCTATGGCATAGGGATGGATTTGTTGATGTTTTAGAATCTCCTGATCGGTATGTTTGGATGGATGATCATGGAGAAATTCTTCTGTATGATTATGATCTTGTAACTGATTTTGGCGGTCTTCCAGAATTTAAAATTGGGCTTTTTGGAAATCAAGTTCCCCAAGATATCGATAATGCATATCCTTGGATTTTATGGGCTCGAAATCCGCATTTACTAGAACAAGCTGTTTTAACTATGAAAAAAGTTCTTCCGCGATACAGAATGTGGAAATCCATGTTTGTTGGTAAAGTAGAAAATGAAACTCAGTTCAAAAATAGATTTCAAACGAAAATCGATTGGACTAAACATATTCAAAATTTTGCCGTAGTTAAAGGTGCCCAGACACCATATCCATACACGCCCCAAGACTATCTCTATAATATGAGTATCACTAAATTTGCTTTCCTTCTTCCAGGATATGGTCCGAAGTGTAATCGAGATATCGAAGCAACTGCTTTAGGTGCGATTCCTGTTGTTACTCCTGGAGTTGCGACAGACTATTGGAATGAGTGGGAAGAAGGAGTAAACTTCCTTCGTATGGAAACAGAGGATGATATTGAAGGTATCTATAATACTTCTGATGATATTTTAGAATCTATTCAACAAAATAATTATGAATGGTATAAAAAGAATTGTTCTTCAAAAGGATCTTTTGATACTACTTTAGAAATCGTGAAGGAATCTGGTTATGTACGGTCCTGAATTACTAAAACAATTGATTGAATCTAATACTCCCTTTGCTGCTGGAAAAATTGGAGCTACTGAATTACATGCGATAAATAAATTGTATAATCCTTTAACTGAAAAAATGCATCCGATTCCTTTAACTGGAAATATTGAATATCAAATAACAGGATCTGCTGGAATTCATCCATTACACGAAGAATCTTTCGTTAAATTTTGTAAATATTATTTGAATGGGTTAAGTCATATAGATGCTCTTTGTTTGTGGACTAATATTCCTTTCGAAAATGTATTAGATGAAAGATATGCATCTTCAGATAGAAAACTTATTGACTTAGGTGCTTTCGATCCAAATCCTATCTGGACTCGATCTTTATCAGATAAAAAAATTGCTATTGTAAGTCCGTTTGTTGATGATTACAAGTATCAAATGGATCGTTTTTCTTTTTGGGACAATCAAGATTGGTTTCCACAAAGAGCGGATTTTCAGTTTATTGAATCTAATTATTCTCAAATTATTGATCCAGAAAATGGGTATTTGTCATGGGATGAAGAAAATAAAAGACTTCAGAATGAATTGATGAATCTCCATAATATCGATTTGGTATTGATTGGTTGCGGAGCTATTGGTTTGCCTCTTGCATCCTGGGTTAAAACTGAAATGAAAACTTCAGCAATTCATATGGGTGGTCCACTTCAATTATTATTTGGAGTCATGGGTAAAAGATGGGAACACAGAGATTTTAACAATGAAGATTGGATTAGACCTTCTCGGCAAGTAAATGGTCCATTCAGTCCTATTGATGGAAGATGTTATTTTTAAGGATTTATATGGAAAAAATCAAAGTATTCATATTATATGAAAATGAATTTTATGTAGATAGATTATCTAAAGAATTACAAAAAGATGATAGATATGATTTCATTTCTTGTGATCCTTCTTATAAGCTAAGAAAATATTATGATCCTGAATCTGTATTAATTCTCCAGGGTGAAGGGATTCAGTCTCTTCAAAGATGTATTGATGCTCACACATATGGAATACCAATTATTCAAATTGATGCGGGATACAGAACATTTAATGATCATGATTTAAACGAAAGATTTCGAAGAGCAATAACTCAAATGTGTTCTTATCATTTTTGCTCAACAACCGATTCACAAAATAATCTTTTCCTTGAAAATATAGATATTAGTCTTGTAAAAAATTCTGGTAATCCTCTTTTAGATAATCTAGGACAATATTATTCTTTCACGGATGATGGTTATGTTCTTTCTACAATTGAAATGAATCCTTTATTGAAAGAATATGAAGAATTTTGTAATTCAATAGATAATCTTAACATTATAAATATGTGTGATTCATATCATGAAATGGCAGCAAGAATTAGTAATTGTAAAGAGGTTATTACAGAAGATAGATATGTTGTAGAAATGGCAACTTTTCTTAAAAAACCAGTAACATATTTTTGTCATAATTATTT